GTGCAACAACAGGAGAGCCAACGCTGATTATTTCAGCAGAAGCAGGCCTCTTGTCTATACAGGGTGCACCTAGTTATATACAAACTACTGTTGTAAATTCTGTGGATGATGTGGATGAAGTGCATAGATATTTAAGCACTCAAAAGCACAAGTTTAAGTGGGTCATTCTTGATTCCATTACAGAAATTGGAGAAGTCTGTCTTGCTCATGAGATAAAGACTAACCCTGATCCAAGAAAATCATATCCTGCTTTCCAAAGCAAAATGGAACAGACAATCAAAAAATTCCGTGACCTTCGTGGCATGAATGTTATGATGACTTGTAAGCAGGTTAGAAAAGAAGATGCTGATTCTGGTATTGCTCGCTACACTCCTATGATGCCTGGCAATAAGTTGGGTCCTGCTGTTCCTTACTTGTTTGATTTGGTGTTGGCTTTAAGAGTTGAAAAGAATCCTGAGACTAAAGTTTTGGAAAGACATCTACAGACCTACCAAGATTTGAAGTATGAAGCAAAAGACCGCTCAGGAGTTTTGGAGAAGTTTGAAGAGCCAGACTTGCAGGCAATTCTATCTAAGGTTCATGAAAAGCTTGAGAGAGTTAAGCAAGAGGACTTAATTGCTGAAGCAACTCTTTACTTCTATGATGAAGATGAAGGTGAAGTGATAATCATAGATAAAGGTGACTCGTATGATCCTGAGATTCGCAACTATTGCGAAGAGATGTCTAAAGCTGATTATGATGGATATCTGGAATCTATAGGGGAATCTGAAGAGCCAGTTGAAGAAGCAGAAGAGGCAGAAGAAATTGCTGCTGAGGGAGATGGCGAATCTGAAATTGTAGTTGAAGAAGAAGAGCAAGAAGAAGTTGTTTTGAACAACAAACCTGTTCTTGCTGACAAAGTAACATATCTTTTTGATGCTGCTAGTGATGAAGCCATTAAAACCTTTAAGGGCAAGGCATTACCAGAAGGTCATGAAGATATGCATCCAATGACAGCCAAAGAGTATACAGATTGGAAAGCTGATAACTCATAAGCTGAATTATTTTTTTATTTTAATTTTATTTTAATTTTTTTTAACAAAAGAGGTATTACAAAATGGCTAAATTACCAGGCTCATATGAAACAGAACTAGAAGATGATGACTTTGATGTTGTCCCTGCTGGTTGGAAGCCAATGGAAATGATCAAGAATGAGTGGAAAGATGTGAAAGATAATCCTGACCACAAATATCTTGAATGTACTTTCAAAATCCTTGGTGAAGAAAGCAATGGCAGACTAATTTGGTTGCGTTTGAATTTAATAAACTCAGGCGCCAAAGCAGTCAACATAGCTAGAAAGGATTTGAGTCGAATCTCTAAGGCTTGCGGCTTTTCAGAAGAGCCAGAAGATGCGGATGAATTAATGAACATCCCCATTGAAGGCAAAGTCACCATTAAGCCAGAAACAGCTCAATGGCCAGCTGGAAATGAATTGAAGGGTTTTAGGGCTTATGAGGATTCTGCCTCACCTTCAGCTTCAAAGAGCGAATCTGCTCCTGCCAAGAAATCAAAGCCTTGGGAGAAAAAGTAGGTTAATCTGGCACATGGACGTGCCAACATCTTCCATTAAATAAGTCGGAGCAAAAAATGAAATGTAATTACTGTAGTTCAAAAACAAAGATAGTTCCTGGCAATGAGTTGTATCCAGATATGGGGCTGTCTGATGCTGTAATGTTTGTATCTTGTAGCAATTGTGATGCCCACGTTATGTGTAAGAAGAATACTGAAGAGCCTGATGGAATACTCGCTGACAGCGCCCTAAGAGGTATGAGAGCGGCTGTATTTTCTAGGCTCAACCCTATGCTTGCTAACAAAGGGAAGAAGGCGCGTGCCAAAGTTCTAACTGGCATAGCTCGTTCTGTGTTCTGTGGCCAAGCAAATATAAATTGCTTTGGAGAGGGTGACTGTAAAAGAGCAATAGACTATTTGGACACGCTCGTAGCAGAGACTCACGGAGAATAGTATGGCAAAGCTACCAAAGGACATTAACACTGCGGTCCACCTTATAGACCACAAAGAATACTTATCAAAGAAGCCCCGTGGCTACTTGGGAATGAGTTCTATTGGAGGTGAATGCGAGCGCAAAGCTTGGTATGGATTTAGATGGGTCCATTTGGATGGTCACCACCTAGCCAGAACTGAAAGAATATTTCAAGTTGGACATTATTATGAAGGGGAGATGATTGAGCACTTGGAATCTATTGGAGTTGAATTCATAACCAGACAAGAAGAGTTTGTTTCCTGTCACGGACATATGAAGGGGCATTCAGATGGCAAAATAATAAAATTGCCAGAAGCTCCAAAAGCAGAGCATGTATTTGAAGCAAAGACTCACAATCAAAAGTCTTTTGAATCTGTGGTGAAGAAGGGAGTTGAGAAGTCAAAGCCTGTACACTATGCACAAATGCAAGAATATATGAAGCACTCTGGTTGTAAACGTGCATACTATTTGGCATACAATAAGAATACCAGTGAGTATTATTCAGAGCGAGTCAAATATGATGCTGATTACACAGAAGATTTGGAGCGCAAAGCATTTTCAATTGTATTCTCTGATCAACCACCTGAGAAGAAATTCTCTCCTAGTTACTATGCTTGTAAAAGCTATCCTTGCAAATATTATGATGTTTGTCACAAAGGATTCACAGACATAACCAAAACTTGCCGAACTTGTATTCATGTAGATGTGGCAAATGAAGGGCGTTGGGTTTGTGAAAAGAAGAACAAAAATCTAACTTATGATGAGCAACTAGCAGGGTGTGGAGACTATGGAAGCATCATTTGAATACAGGTGGTACCAGAAGGAAGGCATTGAGGCAATATCAAAAGATTTAATTTATTGTCTTTCTTCTGGTTCTGATGAATATCCTGTTGGAGCATTCCAGACTGGAACAGGAAAAACAATAATAATGACAGGGATTGTTGATGACATAGTAAACAAATTTCCTGGGCTGAAGATAATTGTAGCTGCTCATGATAAAAGGATTATAAGACAGAACTACAAAGCGATGGTTCAAGAATTTGGAGAGTCATTTGTAGGGCTTTATTCTGCTGGGCTAAAGTCAAGAGAAGTTAAAAAAGTTACAGTGGGCAGCATTCAGTCTATGTATAACAAGACTGATCTGTTTGAAGATTTTGATGTTATGATAGTTGACGAGTGCCATCTAGTCAATCCAAAAAGAGCAGGGATGTACAGAACAATGATACAGAACTGCGATTTAGCAGTGGCAGGATTATCAGGCTCTCCATTCAGACTAGGGCATGGATATATCTATGAGGGCAAAGACACCATATTCAAAAAGCTATCATACAATTTATGTACTCCTGAGAATCATGCTAGGTTGGTGGAAGATGGCTTCCTTGCTAAAATGTATACCAAAGCCACTCTAACAGAATTTGATACTTCAGACATAAAGTTGAAAGGCAGAGATTATGATGAAGCCCAAATGTCTGATGCATTTGATAGAGATGAAATAACTCAGGCCTGTGTAGAAGAAATAATCAAATTTGGCAAGAATTATAAGAGTTGGATGGTATTTGCAATAGATACTAAGCATGCCAACAATATTCAAGAAGAGTTCAGAAAAAGGGGAATATCTGCCATAGCCATCCACTCCAAGATGGATGGAAGTGAAGATGATGCCCTAGAGGATTTTATGAATGGCAAATACCAAGTTGCCATTTCAGTCAATATGCTGACTACTGGGTTTGATCACCCAAGAATAGATTTGATTGCTCATATGCGCCCAACAAAATCCCCAGTATTCCATGTACAGTCTAATGGGCGTGGAGGCAGACCCCATCCTGATAAAGACCATACTTTGGTTCTTGACTTTGCTGGGAATTTTGACGAGCTTGGTCCTTTGGATAATGTGAGAGTCAAAACCAAAAGAGAAAAGAAAGGTGGTGGAGAGCCAATAATAAAAATTTGCGAAGAGTGCGGCTGTAAACATCATCCATCCGTGAGAATATGTGACGCCTGCGGGTTTAAATTCCAATTCAAACATAAGCTCAGACTAGGTGGAGGAGATTTTGATATATTCTCTAGCAAAGAAACAACTACAAAATGGGTCATTGTAAAGTCAACTACATACAACATAAAGCCTAAAACATATTCAGTTCCATCAATGTTGAAAGTTATTTACAGAACAGATTGTGGAACTATAAGTGAGTTGATTGGAGTTGAGCATAAACGAGGCTCGTTCCCATGGAAGATAGCACGGAATTGGTTGAAGCATAGATTGCCTGAGCAAGTTGAACATCCCAAAAAAGTTGAAGATATTCTACAAGATTTTCAAATCTTAAAAACCCCCACTAAAATGCTAGTTAATTTTGCTAATAAGCATCCTAAGATATTAAATTCAGTTTTCGACTGATAGGTTAAAAAATAGCCTATTTTTGGTCTTTTTAGCCCTTATTTTTGCCTATTAGGGGCTTTTTCAATAAAGTAGGTACTTACTACGTCTGCAGACCTTGCTATCAAAGGGCTCAAAATCGAAAATAATCACGATTTAGGCCCAAAAGTTGTAGTTTTTATACGACCCATATAGTATAATAGTTGTAAGTTAAGGGAAAAGCCCTTAATTTTATCTAAAAACTGGAGATTTAAGAAATGAAAAATTTATACCGATTTGTCCAAGAAATGATTTTATCTAAGGATGAAACTGAGACTACTTCTTTTATTCAAGAAGAGTACTATGCAAATTTGCTAGTTGATAATCATGGTTACTCAAAAAGAGCTGCTAAGGAAATTGCGAAAGTTTGTAAATATCAAAGAGATCAAGAAATTGAGGAAAAGATTGAGGATTTGCTTGAAAGCGTAGCAGAATTGCTAATTGAAAGAAGAGGGATTGATTCTTCAGAATTCTCAGATGAAGATGATTCTAAGCTTGATGAAATTGCCGATGACATCGCAGAAAATTCTTCAATTGAAGAGACTCTATCAGAAATGGTAAGAATAAACCTTTAATTAAAGATGCCAGTCGAAAGGCTGGCTAAAACTGGAGAAAGAAAATGAAAAACTCAATCAAAATACTGCTTATGAATATAACGCCAAAACAGCTTACTGGAATAATTGCCGATAGGGCAGGGGATGATTTAGAAGTTGTCCAAGAATTGAAAAGAGTGACTTTTGCTGTAAACGCCAACGGGCTAGAATTCGTACAAATAAAGTTCTCATATAAATTTGGAAAGTCTCAAACTTTTGTAAGAACTATTTCGTTATCAGAGAGAAATGGAGACATTGTCTTTGTAAACGAGTATGATAAGAAAGGTGTTCAATTTGATGTGGAGATACCTGAGAAGCTAGAGCAGTTGAAAGAGTTGCTAGATGTGGAAAATTGTATCTTTCACGATAGTGGTGAATATCTTGGAGCAGACCATGATTAAAATGTATAGAAAGTACAACTTTGGACACAAAGAGATAATAAACACAGAAACTTTGTCAAACGAGCTGGCGCTGAGAAAGTTACACTTTTATCTGTTAAGACGGAAACCAGCATTGGGAGTGGTGAAATGACTAATTTACAAACAATCAGAATGAGATCATTATTTTCTGGTAAAACTACAGAAAGAGTGATTGCTTATCAGGATGCAGATTTACAGCGATTTTTCGCAGGAATGGATATTGATGAGGCTATGCCATATTTAAGTCCAGACGACAAGAGATTCCTTTCTATGGGGATTACTCCAGAAGAGGCAAAGCTAATAAAGGAGCGAAAGAGGGGCTATTTGCGGGCGGGTTAAAATAGCTCCTTTAAGCCCTTAATACGTCTATTTAATACGGTTATATACCTATAGACGAGAAACGAGCGTGCATAGGGCTTACAAGAGCTATTTTAAGACCTTAAAAGGGCTTTTATAGCAGTATATAGTAGGTATGAAGAAAAGTTGTATTTTTTGTTTCTTTTTTACCCAGTTGTCTATATACTACCCTTGTCTAGTAAATATACTAGATCGACCCAAGGAGTAATATTATATTGCTCTATTTTTTAAGATAAAACTGGAGATTCAAAAATGTTATATTTAGTAGATGGTAATTTCAAAGCAACTTTCCGTGGTCCTTTTGTAAGAGTTCAGATGGATGATCAATTTATTTTTGATACTGAAATCGCTCTTTCCAAAAAAGGTACAGATTTAACAGTCGGTCAGTTAGTTGAATTTGCCTCAGCAAATAATATCGAAATCAACTCCACCAAAAAGTCTGATGTAGTAGCAGAACTTTGCGATGGGTTATCAAACCTCAAAATACGGGAAATTAATGAAATGACTGATTCTCAAAAAGCTGAACAAATTATCATAAAAGCTGAAGAAGATGGACTTGGTGAAGAAGCAACGCTTTTAGCCTTAGTTAATGGAGGCGTTCCGTTCAAGAAAGCCAATAAATTGTACACCCAAGTTCGAGTTCAATTGGGTTTGGAAGTTTCTGCTTCTGATCGCAAAACTCAGATTAATGACTATCTAGCCAAAAAAGGGTTGAAGCCAAAAGAGTACGCAGATACTCTAGCAATCGTTGCTTCTTTACAAGGAGTCGTGCCAGGATTGACATCTTCTCAAGCCCTATCAGGAATCAATAAATTTGCTAAGGAAAACCAAATTGAGATGCCTAAGAAGCCAAAAGCTGTTAAGAAAGCAAGAGGTGGTTTCAAGACTCAACTCCAGAATTGGATTGTTTCTAATGCTTCTGCTACCCAAGCAGAGTTGGAAGACTTCATCGCTCAAAACAAAAAGCCAGAGTCTATGGCCAAGCGTTACTCTGCGATGTTAGAAGTTGCTAACCGAGTTGCTGCCTCTTTCTCTGAAGAAGCTGCTGAGTAATCTCTGCTAGTACTAAAAGGGACTCTTGTTAAAGGAGTCCTTTTTTTACATCTAACAGGGCGACTATATACTATGTGGGTCGCTTTATTATATAATAGATAATATTAACTAGTAGGAGAAATGAGTGAAGCTAACCATATTTGATTTTGATGGAACATTAACTGCCAGCCTTTGGAGAAAGCAATTATATTTGGATGGGAAATATGATGATTTTCATGAAGCAGTTTCTGATGATATTGCCAATGAAAAAATATTTGATTTGTTTGCGTCAGCACTAGCAGAAGATGATCATGATGTAGTTATCTCTACAGCTAGACCCAGAAAGCATATAAAGTCTATGACAGATTGGATAAGGGAAGAGGGCAGCTTTCTGAAATCTAAATTCTCAAGCATCCACATATATTGTAGGAGTGACTCAGACATAAGACCTAGCACTGAAGTCAAGAAAGACAATCTTGAGAGCTTATTGAGAAGACGTGGAGATGATTATGACTCTATTATTATTTATGAGGACCGTGAGGATTGCTGCCAAATGTACTCTGAGTTTGATGTAATAGTAGAGAAAGTGGAGGAGTTATGAGCAATGTATATGTATTTGACTTCGACGGAACAATCACTCAAAGCCTATGGAGAAATCACCATAGACAAGAAAGGGACTATAGCACTTTTGATTCGCTACTAGCCTATGATGAACCAAATAATGATGTAGTTGGATTCATAAAGATGCTACAGAGCACTGGGCAAATTATCATAGTATCGACTGCTAAATATGAAAGCAGAAGAGCGATGGTTACAAAATGGCTTCTGGAAAATAAAATATCTCCCAGATATATTTATATGAGAGATGCTGGGGATTCTGAAACTGCTTCTGCCACAGTTAAATATAAAAATCTACAAAGGATATTGCTAACATTTTCTCCTACAGAAATAATCTGTATCGAGGATGATGCAAAATGTATTGAGATGTATGAAGCAAATAATTGTATAGTTATACCTACTAGGAGAACATAATGGGCGACAAAAAGCAAGATACTGGAAAGCATTACAGGAAAGAATACAAAGGAGTAAAGCTAGACCCTGCCAGAATAATAAAAGTTTATGGGGTGACTCACCCAATTCAATGTGGAGTGGTAAAGAAATCACTCAGGGCTGGACAAGGAAAGAAAACTCTATTGGAAGACATAAGGGATATCCAAACAGCATGCGATAGATGGATTGAGATGCTAGAAGAGGATGGAGAGATATGAAAATTGTAATTGTAACTGGAGCAGAAAGCGGATTGGGGAAGGGAATTGCCAATCTATTTGAATCCAAAGGCTACCATGTTGTTAATCTTCCTAGGGAAATATTTTGGGAAGATAATATGAAGTCTGCTATTGATTCTTTCATAGATGAAGTTGCTAGCACTTGCGATGTGTATGGCGTCATTAACTGTTTTGGAATCAATCATCTTTCATTTATTGGAGAGACTCCTGAGGAAGATGAAAGAATATTTAGAATAAATGCCATGGGTCCATACTGGGTAATTAATGCGCTTAAAAGAAATAAACAAGTCTGTAAAGTTTTGAATGTTTCATCCCAGACTTATCGAGTTGCTCAGAGAACTACTAGCATTTATTGCGCTAGCAAAGCAGCTCTATCGCATATGACTAAGGTTATGTCCAGAGAATTGGCTCCACACGGATGGCAAGTGAATGCTTACTCACCTGGCAAAATATTGGGAACTAAGATGGCTCGTAAAACTGACAAGCAAGTTACAGAGCTAAGAGGTTGGGAAGATGATGATGCTGATGATTATGCCAAGAGTATGATTCCAGTAGGCAGATTTATGGATGTTGAAGAGGCATCTCAAATAGCATATCAAATATTTGAATTGCCTCATTATGTAGCAGGGGAAACCATAGCTGCTACTGGAGGCGTTTGATGTTCTTTTTCTGTGATACTGAGACCACGGATTTGCTAGCTCCTGATGCAGCTGACCTAAACGTCCAACCTAGAATGACTGAAATTTATGCTTGCGTTACTGACGTTGACTTTAATATCATAGCAGAGCTAGAAACGCTAGTCAATCCCCAGTTTCCAATCCCTCCACACATAACCAGAATAACAAATATAACAGATGAAATGGTGGCGGATGCTCCCAAGTTCATAGAGATATTTGACGAGCTATATGATATAGCAAAAATGAGCGAGGTTTTTGTGGCACACAATGCTTCTTTTGATGCTGGAGTTATTAAGCATGAGCTTGAGCGAGTAGGGCTTGAGTTCAATTTTCCGTGGTGGCGGTATCAACATTGTACAGTAGAGTTGTCCACTCCTATTGAGAACAAGCGACTCAAGCTAGTCAGACTCCATGAGATTGCTACTGGAAAGAAGTATTTCAACAACTCCCATAGAGCAAAGCCAGATGTTATGGCTATGTTAAAATGCTATAAGTGGCTAATGAAAGAGGGCTTTGTAAAATGATTCACTTAGCACTCAGGTCAGAGTACACCTTTAAGGATTGCTATCAGCATATTGATAAGCTAGCAGACCATGGAGAAGTGGCAGTTGGAATTGCTGACAGGAATAATACCTATGGCCACATAGCTCATTGGAAGAAATGTAAGGAGAAAGGAATCAAACCAATTTTTGGTGTTAGGCTTATGGTTTGTATGAGACCTGAAGAGAAAAGAAAAGTTTGGGGTCCAGAATATATTTTCCTTGCAAAGAATGATCAGGGGCTGAAGGATATCTATCGGATGGTGCAAAGAGCATATGATAATTTCTACTACCATCCTTTCATTTGGCATGATGAATTAGATGAGCTTATTGATGATTCTGTTATCGTAATAGCTGAAACTTTTCAAGATGATAAGTATGTAGATTACATAGCGCTAACTCAAAGCACTCTTCCTATGATGCTTGATTGGGATATCCCCAAAGTTTTAATTTGCAACAATAGATGGCCAGAGGCAAAAGATAAAGATGTTTATGAATTGCTGGCAGGAGATAAAAGAAATATTCAAACTTACCCTCAGCATGTTATGTCAAAAGAAGAAATGTGTAGGCTTTGGCCAAATCAGAATGCAGCTTTATGGAATACATTTACAATAGCCAATCAATGTAATGCGGAGCCAAAAATAGCAGACACTCTTAGATACAATGGAGACAAAATTTTGGAGGACGAATGCTTAAAGGGAGCAAAGCTAAAGAATATAGATATGGGTGACCCTGAATATGCTGCTAGATATAAAATGGAATTGGGGCTAATCAAAGAAAAGGGATTCAATGATTATTTCTTGATCACTATGGAGATGGTTACTAAGGCAAAGGACATTATGCTAGTAGGTCCAGCGCGAGGCAGCTCTGCAGGCTCCCTAGTCTGCTACCTTCTAGGGATAACCGAGGTAGACCCGATTGTACACGACCTAATTTTTGAACGCTTTATAGATGCTAATAGAAATGACTTGCCTGATATTGATGTTGACTTTCCTGACTATAAAAGGGATGCGGTGATTGCTGATTTAGTGAATGTAAATGGTAGGCAGAAAGTTAGACACATATCCACCGTGAGTAAGTTGAAGCCCAAATCGGCAATAGCTGATTTTGCTAAAAGCCTTAGAATACCTGCCTATGAGACGGATGAAATTAGGAATGCTATCATAGATAGGTCTGGAGGGGATGCTAGAGCAGCTATGAAAATAGCAGATACTTTTGATACAACAGAAGCAGGTCAAAGGTTCATAGAAAGATATCCTGCTATGAAGTTAGTAGCAGACATAGAGAACCACGCTAGGCATACTGGAGTTCACGCAGCAGGAATAATCGTTGCTAATGATGAGCTATGGAATTATGGCGGGGTAAATACTCGTGATGATGTAATTATGCTAGACAAGAAAGAAGCAGAGCTTTTGAATCTTCTAAAGATAGATTGCTTAGGACTTAGGACTCTATCTGTATTGGAAGAATGTGCCATGCTGGTTGGTATGGATTACAATGACTTCTATACTTTGCCTTTGGATGATGCTCCCACCTACAAATTGCTAAATGATATGAGGCTATCTGGAATATTTCAATTTGAAGGAAGAGCTATGCAGATTCTATCTAAGGAAATGGGAATTGAGAATTTCGATGACATAGTAGCAATCACGGCATTGGCCAGACCAGGACCACTACATTCAGGGGGAGCAAGCTTGTTCATCAAAAGAAGAACAGGACAAGAGCCGCTAGAATATCTCAGTGACCATCCTGATGTTGTTAGACATACCAAAGATACTTATGGAGTCATAATCTATCAAGAGCAATTGATGACAATTGCTAAGGATTTTGGAGATATGACTTGGTCTGAGGTTCAGCAAATTAGAAGAGCTGCCTCAAAATCTCTAGGTGAAGAATTCTTTAACAAATATAAAGAATCATTCTTGAACGGGACTAGAGCCAAAGGCATAGATGATGAAGAGGCAACCAATGTATGGGAGAACATGGTTACTTTTGGGTCATGGGGAATGAATAAATCTCATACTGTTTCTTATGGGTTAATATCTTATTGGACTGCTTATATGAAAGCTCATTACCCAGTACAATTTGTAGTAGCAAATCTTAATCACTCAAAGAATGACTTGTCTTCCATAAAGATTTTGAGAGATGCCTTAGAATTTGAAGGAATTGTTCACATACCTGTAGACCCTGATAATTCTGATATGAAATGGAGGGAATTTGAAGGGAAAGTTTTGGGAGGATTGACTAACATCCCTGGCATAGGAGAAAAGAAAGCACAGTCAATTTTAAAAGCCAGAGAAAAAGGAAGATATACAGCAGGAATGCTCAAGTTGCTGCTAGATGTAAAGACTCCTTTTGATATCTTGTATCCTTGTAAGCACTATTGGGGAGAGTTCTATGAGAATCCCAGAGACTATGGGTTGAGGAAAGCACCAAATTGGATAGAAGATGTGCAAGAAAAAGGAACATATTTAATAATTGGTTTGGTTACTGCTAAAGATTTATTGGATATGAATGAGTATAACAAAGTTGCTAAGCGAGGTGGCAAGCTAGTAGATGGACCGACTCAGTATTTGAAGATGAATATTGAGGATGATACAGATGCTATATCTTGTACAATAGGAAGATTCCAGTTTGAGCAACTACACGGACAGAGAATTTCTGATGTTACAGTTTTAAATAAATCTTGGGTTATGATAAAAGGAAGAATAACTGGAGATTGGAGAGCCATCAACGTAGATGAAATAGAAATTCTAAATGAAATTATGAAAGATCATTATTTGGAGAGAGGTGGAGAATGAAACTTAATGAATTATCAGACATACTTGAGCTTAAAAAGATGGAGGCAAAGAAGCGCACACCAAATTATCACTTGAGGCTGAGCGATGAAAATCTAATTCAATTGGCAAAGTTGACTGAAGAGTATCACGAATCAAAAACTTGGTTCCCAATGCCTTATTGGGTAAGATTATTTTCAGAAACCTCTGATGTGAACGTAATACATGAACAATTAGAGAAGGCCAGCGTAAAAGTATTTGGTATGGAAATTCACGCAGAAGACCCAAGACATGGGAGAATAAGATGATTCAAGAATATACTTTATATAAGCAAGATGCCAAAGGAAGAATCCGTTTGTGGAGAATATCGAATGATGATGGGTTGATTCTCCGTGAGTCTGGTCTCATTGATGGTGATAAGGTTGAGACTGAGGACTACATTGAAGAAGGCAAGGCCAACCGAACTGTGGAAGAGCAAATTGATCTGTTCATGAACTCCAAAGTCAAAAAGAAAATTGACGCAGGTTACGTTTATGACTTGGAAGAGGCAAAAGCAAATAAGCCTACGAATGCTTTAGGTTTAACCAAGCCTATGCTTGCCAAGAGAGTTGACAGAGTTAAGCTTGACCAAATTGATTTTGGTGGAGCAGTAGTCCAAAGGAAATATGATGGACATAGGTGTATGGTGTCTTGGGTTGATGGAAGAGCTTTTGCCTACTCTAAGAATGGGAAAGAGTTGACAGCAATAACAGAGATTTTACATTCATTAAACTGTCTTGCTTTGGGGTTCAATGGATCAACTTTGGATGGAGAGCTATATTGTCATGGAAAATCACTACAAAGAATAAGTTCACTTGCTAAGAAAAGACAACCTGAAACTTCTGAGCTTGTTTATGTTATATATGATGTTGTATCAGACAAAGGATATCGTGATAGAATGGATATGCTAAAGCATATGTATGCCTATTACAATGATTTTGAAAATATAACAGGGGCGCCTTCAATACCATGCGATGACTTCTCTCTGGGGAACCTTTACAAAATCAGAGATGAACAAATTGAATTGGGCTATGAAGGATTAATAGTTAGAATAGATGGAACTGGATATGAAGATGGCAAGCGTTCAACTAATCTTTTGAAGGTCAAGAAGTGTATTGATGGAGAATTCCTAGTCAAGAATATAATCCCATCCAAAGACAACTGGGGGATATTGGTGTGTATTTCTGATAATGGTTCAACATTTACAATGTCTGCGCCTGGCACTCACGCAGAAAAAGAAGAGTGTTTATTAAATAAAGAAGCATATATTGGTAGACTAGTAACTGCTGAGTATGCTAACCTCACTGACGATGGAATACCTTTCCATCCCATAGCCAAAAATTGGAGAGAAACAGAATGAGTGATAAAATAGTAATTTTAGGAGCAGGGATGGCAGGACTATTAGCTGCCAATATGATGCGCCACAGAAATCCTGTAGTCATGGAAATAAAAGGTGAATTGCCACATAACCACGGAGCACTTTTAAGATTTAGAAGCAATTCTGTCTCAGCTGCTACAGGAGTTCCATTCAAAAAGGTGAATGTGTCAAAAGCAATTTACCATAATGGAGATGTGCTTAGCAGTCCAAACATATTAGTTTGTAACAAATACTCACAAAGAGTATCAGGAAAGGTGACTAATCGCTCAATATCAAATTTGAATGATGAGACTAGATACATCGCTCCAGATAATTTCATAGAGTGTGCAGCTCGTGGAGTGGAAATTAGATATGGGATAAATCTTACAACAGATGATTTTACTGATATTGCATTATCTTCTGGAAATCCAATTATTTCTACAATACCAATGCCAGCTTTGATGCAGAAATTGGACTATCCTGATAGAGACAACAGCAAATTTGATTATTCACCTGTAGTTTCCTATAGGTTGACTATTGATAATGTTGATGCCTATCAAACAGTTTACATTCCTGATCCTGTAGACTCTCATTTCTACCGCGTTTCTATTACAGGTCATGTAATCATATTTGAAACAACTCGTGACGACTTAGACATGAAAGAGGTCATTAGCGGGATGCAGGATATACTTTTCAAAGGATTTGGGATTTATGGGTGGGTGATCGCTCCAGAGTATATAGAGAAGGTCCACCAAAAGTATGGCAAGCTTATATCTGGAAACAGAAAGTACGCAAGAAGATTCATATCTTGGGCAACAACTGAACGCAATGTTTATTCTTTAGGCAGATTCTCCACATGGAAGCAAATATTGATGGATGATTGCGTCAGAGATATAAATGTTATTGATAATTTAATTGAAACTGAAAACTACAGAGGGTAATACTATGAGTATCATAAAAGAACCAAAAGTCAATTTGTTGGACTATACTGGGATGGGGATGTTGGACCCAAACTGGGCAGCTAAGAAGTTAATATACACAAAGCGCACTAGATTGGAGCAAAGTCCTGAAACATGGAAAGATACTTTTGATCTATCAGGAAAAGAGTTGGAAGAAGAGCTACATTATGTAGCAAATTCAGTTAGAAGTAGCTGGGAGTTTGTAGACTTCACATTCCAAATATCTAATGTTGGAAGAGGATTCACACATCAAATGGTGAGAACGAGAACTGCTTCTTATGCTCAGCAATCTCAAAGAGTTGTTGATATGTCAGGATTTGATTATGTAGTTCCTCCTTGTATTGATGCAGATGAAAAGGCACTCGACAAATATTCTGAGGTAATGAGCAAGATTGACGATGGATACAAAGCATTGGTTGATATGGGGATGCCTGCTCAAGATGCCCGTGGTGTGTTGCCAACTAATGTGGGCACTAGCATAATTTGCTCCATGAATCTTAGAACGCTTGCGGATTTATGTGGGAAGCGAGACAATCCCAGAGCAGAGGGTGAATATCATAAAGTGTTCAAAGGTATGGCAAAGTGCGCTCTTGAGGCTATGCCTTGGATTGAATACTTTTTGTATCCTCCAAGAATGGAGACTCCTGCCTTAGATGAGATTCTTATTACATTGAGAGGTGACAGGTCTCCAGTGGAAAATAATCTTTTAAATGATGCAATGAAAGAAATTGATCGACTAAAGAAGGTTTGGGGGTAAGTCATGAATGAAGATGAACTAATATTGCTAAATGCTATCTTAGACAAATATGAAATGAATTTGATAACTGCGATTTGGATTTTGAGAATAAGAAACAATCCATGTTGTACAGTCAATGATATTGCTACTGGAGTGAAAGATGCCAACAATATTAGGGTATCTTTGAAGCATCGCGCTCTTTCCCAATTCGTTGATACAAAAATTGGAGTTAGCAATGGTCAAGGCAGACCACCATTTCTATTAATAGTCAACGAACGAGGGAACAATATTTGCGAGGATTTAGATGGGCTAATTAGAAAGGGCTAAAAATAGCTCTTTTATTTAGTAATTCTAGCCCCTACAAGGGCTATTCTAGCGATTATCTCCCCTATATCTATCTAATCGTATAGGGGAGAGCCTAAAAGGGGCTTAAAACGTCTATTTTCCTCTATCTTGTATAAAGGTAAAATTGCCCTCTAATATGGTAGAAATTTCAGAAGCACCATCAACCATTTCAATATCATAGAAGAAATCACCAATTCTATCAGAATCTCCAGCACTGATTGGGAATGAAACTCTTCCATTAGGTCCATCAGTTATTGTCCCAGTAGATTGAAATTCATAATCTGCTGATTCTGGAGCCTCCAACTGAGTCACAGATAGTGTAAAAGTGAATCCTGTTATGTCTAAAACTGCTCCAGCAGAATCCGTCAACGAAAGATTAATTGATTTGGTATCACCTCGCTTTCTGATGATATTAGTTTGGGGAACTTCGCCCACCGTAGTTACATTAGCTCTAGACATTTTTATTCTTCCACAGTAATAGTTAAATTGTCATCAACATCAGAAGACAAATCAGATTCATCTATTGAAACTGAAATATCATCCTCTATTGAAACTTGTAAATCCATTGCCTCAACAGCAACTCCAATTCCTTCTTCATCAATAGACACATCAAAGCCACTTATGAAAAAAGTAGTGCCAGAGCCTCCAGCATTTAAGTTGTTCAGGTGATCCCTAACCATGTTTGGAGAACCCAAAGTGCTAGCTTCCAGCAGCAATTCTCTAAAAGTTGCCATTATGTCTCAGTATCCAAGAATGCTTGTACAATGTCGGCAGTTCTTCTCTGATCTTTTATGGTTATTGTAGCAGCAGGATCAACCTCATACTCATAACAATCTCCACGGATGCACAAAGTTCCACCAGAACAAGTTGCGTCAACCCAAACTTTCCCGCCATAAACTTCAAGAACTGTTTCCCCAGCAGTCATGTTAGTCAGTCCAATATCACCATGCCAGTCTTCTGCCGTGAGGTTGTGTGCTCCAATATCAAAAACAGGGTATGCGTCTCCATCTGCCATATCATAACATTCAAATAGGGAAGTGCTACCATTCAATTCTATGCTAGATAAGAAAGCGCACTTTTCAAAGAATCCAGATACAGCAGTTATTGCTGCAATACTACACCTAGTTATTGTGTTCAACCCATCAAGCTGACCCATCAAAGTCATGTTCTCAACACTACAACCTGTTACATTTGCAGCATCTGCAGCAGTCAAAACCACATATGGGGAGACTCCTTTGAAATTATATCCTAAGCTATAGTCTTGATCAACCAGAGTCATACTTTCAAGAAAAGTAAATGATCTTATTCCTTGCGTTGTTGCTATAGTTAGTGCATCATCCAAATTCTTAGCTGGTATTTTGAACGTCCCAATTGGAGTTGAAACGCCATCTTCCCCAGTCGTTGGATTTATTACTACATGGCCTTGGTAAGCAGAAGCCAAAAGAACTTCCAAATCCACTAGGCCAGCAGAATTAGCTGATCGAACTGAAACTTGGTTTACATTAACTCTGTCCCCAACATTAGAATTGGCCCCAACTAAGTTCACAGCATATTGTCCATCTTCAAATGTAACAGTGTATGGCTCTAGTATCTCTATAGAGCGAGCAAGGGTAACGCCTCCAACTGTAAGAGTTGTATTGTGATTATGAGTACTATCAAATACCACCCCTTCTTCACTATCGCCAATATCCCTCAACTCCAATCTAAAAGCATTCAGGTCAAGCTGTCTGATTTCAGTAGGAGTAGATTGTATCAGCGTCATATCTGCTCTAGGAACAAAAATGACGTTAGTTAGTCTGTCTATTGTTATTGCCATATGTTTTACTCGTCAGGTTGTAAAGCAATCACAGAAGAAAATCCAGTAACATCTACTACAGTTCCAGTGGTAGTTGATGGGACTTTGTATGGTGACACTGAACCTTGCCTTGCTTTTATTCTAATATCCAACCCAGAAGGATCAAAAGCGCTTTCATAAGTGAAAGATGTATCTTGTATAATTCCAGATGAATCAGTAAGACCTGTTAATAGCACATCACCATCAGTTATCGTTCCCGCAGTCTCTGTTGCTTTTATTTCAACTCTAGCATTTTCAATAGGAGTTCCTGCATCGTCAGTTACTGTGACTTTGATTGTGACCGGTGCTACTGACACAGTTACAGTGGCCCCTGCTGTCCTTATACTAGGAGTAGTAGCTCCCGCTTGTACATTTATTGTAAGAGAGCCGCTGCCTACGTTGACATAAATTGCTTCATTGCCTGTAGAGCCATCTGTTCCAGCATATCCCGTGAGAGTAGAGTCCCAATCCATAGAGCCTCCGCCTACAGATGAAAGCTCCACGGCATGTCCTGTTCCATCGCTAGCAAATTCACAAGTATTTATGTCCTCCAAATCATCACAAAACACAGCAGAGCTGGCACGATTCTCATCAATGACGCAATTTGTTAGAGTTGCACCATTCAACGTTATGCTATCTGAATCTCTCCAAGTGACTCCTGTTAAAGTGCTATTGGACCTTAAAGTGGTCGTGCCAATTGAAGTGTAAACTCCTCCAGTTACAGTGAAAGTAGGATTGTTGCTTGTGACAGTTATAGTTCCTCTGTTAGTTGTTCCAAGCGCTTTTATGTTTATTGTATCCCAAGTACAAGTGGAGCTTGCGTGGTCTATAATTATCTCGCTAAAATCAGACGCAGCGTGAATAGTATCAGGTATGATGATATCAACGGCAGAATCATCAAAATAGCAAAGAGTAGCAACCTGAGAATTATTTTGACCAATAGCAAACTTGCCTTGTAGTTCATAAGCACCATTAAAACTAGTTAGGATTCCCCATCGATTTGCCACTAAGTCATTCTCAGTAGAAAATCCATCAAAGGTAGCAGGGTCACCAACTTCACCCGCAGTTAGGTATGCTCCAGTTCCAACTCGAATAGCATCCACGCTAAACTTAGCAGTAGCAATAGAGTCAAATCTCATTCCAGCACTGTCAGGAGAGGTGCCAGGTGAGCCAACCAAAGTTCTGTAAGGAGATGACCCATTGGAAGTATTAACAAAATCTATAGGGTAGCAGCGTCCAACTCGACCGCCTGCACCATAAGTGTCATTTCCTTCAACGTGAAATTCAACATAAGCAGTCGTGCTGTCTCCTATTATTACTTTGGCTCCTCCATTTGCTATTGTATCAAATGCACCAGGACTTGCAGCAAAGCCCCATACATAAATATGATTCCCTCCTGTCAAGTCAAATGCACTTCCATCTTGATACAGTGCACCGCGCTGGTTTGCACCAGAGACACCTCTCTCAATGGAGTTTGTTCCCTGCATAGAAAAAGTTGAAGATGCGACCATGCCTCCAGAGCCGATGGCAGACCAACCAGTGGTTGATTCTGCCAAGTCGATATCTGTGAGGTCTTCAGTATATGAAGGAGCAGCCATCAGGATTACTCGTCAGATACACGAGCTACAGCAGCAGAACCGCCACCAGAACCCAAAGTAGCAGTTGCTTCATATGGAACAGTGGGGCTAGGCTCACCGCCATAACGTCTGCGCACGACAAGAGTTCTGCTTGCATTGAACACAGTAGTGAAGTTCAGAGTAGTTCCTGAAGTTATTTCCTCATCAATGTAAGAAACAAACATATTATTTCCAGCAGTAGCATTATCAGAACTGAAGTCTGTACTGGTAATTGTAAACGTGCTACCTGTATAAGAAGAATAATCAATTCTAATATATTTGCCTGAATCAGTTTGAACTCTTATAGAGCCAGAAGCAGGAGTATCAACAGGAATAACAGTATCAGATACAATGCTAGTTACAGCGGCACCCGTGAGTGTCGCATTCAATCCTAATTGGGCTACATCTAGCACTCCAGCCAATTCAGGACCAACCAACACATAATCTTCATTGGCTACCAATCCAGTAACTGTAAAGGTTACATTATTAGGTGGCTGGTTCGCAGTTCCAGTTAAATCAATAACCAAATCAGCAACAGCCAAATCATCAGCACCAATACCTAAACCATATGCGCCGATGATAGCAGAACCAGTAGATGCTCCAATGAAAGGCAAGGAAATAGTTTTAGCAGATACAGTAACATTCACATCAACTGTTCCGCCACCATTGCCTGTGATAGTCATACCGTCTGTTGGCAGCACTCCTGTAAGGAGTTGTATCCAAATTTCAGTAGCGGCAGTCGTACTATTTGTAGCCAGCAATTGTCCAGTTCCTGCAGTAGCTCCAGTCCCCCAAGATAAAGATTCAGGCTCCACTAGAGTTCCTGTAGGAGTGTCTACTGTTATTGAATGGGTAATACCTCGAAAGATATCTGCGCTCAATCCATATAAAGTTGAAACAGTTCCCTCTCTTTGTAGCCACTGAGCATATTCATAGAAATCATTCTTAGAGTTAGCACCAAGCTCCCAATCACTGTAATAGAATTCATCAGTGGTGTTGCCATCTGCATCAATCCCTTGGTAGCCTTCTATGTTGGTGATGTCAGCAATAGCTCCAATAGTAGCCTCAAGAGTTTGGTTATTCAAGTTGCTATCAGCTTTCAGAGCAAGTACATTATTACCACGGTTAGTCCCGCCACCAATAGAAAACTCAGTATATTGAGTTCCATAAACTCTCTGAGTACCAATTAATCTACGACCATCAATATCAGCACCAGCACTTCTAACTAACACTAAAAATCTGTGCGTAGTAGATGAAGCAGCATCTTCAACAGCAGCGATCATTTTTGCTTCATTCCAGAAATCGTTTGTAATCCTAGCACCATTTTGAATTACTTGTATGCTAGCTGAATTACCAAACACTTGAATGCCATCATAAATATCATCACCACCCTCTTGGGTAATTGATGTATCATACAGATGTTCTGCTGCAGTTTGATCAATGTTAAAGCCATTAAGCAAAGTAATGTTTGTATCAACACCACCTCGTTGAGAAGGAACTTCATCAATGATAGATAATTCATCATCACCAGAGTCAACTTCTTGGTCAGCAAAATCTTGAAGCGCTCTATGTAATTCAATTCCTGTGGCATATGTAGGAGCAGACCCTGCGTGGGCATCCCCAATATATCTGATGTTCCCATTGGACCGTGTTATAGTCCAGTCTGTTGCGTCCCAAGTCATAATTTAATCCTCTTTGTTAAAGTCAGTTATACACTTTTCATAATAGAATCTTACAGCATTCCTATCTTTGATTGCTTTCAAAGCACTTTGGGTGTTCTCAGCTAGCTTCTTATAATCACTTTCATATAGCCCAATTACTTTTAAGCCTTCATCGTCAGTAGCAACAATGAAGGTTATCTTCTTCCATTTAATTTCATCCAAAGCAGGAGCAGCAGGACATATGATTTTAGTTTTCTTGTACTCCACCACTGGAACCATTATCTTCTGTGGCTTCTTGAAACTGTAGCCGCAACCTGTCAGTAGCGCGGTTAGCAAACCTAACAACAAGACTTGCCTTTTTCTGCATAAGCCTTTCAATACGCCCGCATTCTTTCTCAAATACTTCAAGTGCATCACTTTTCTCCTTTACTGTAGAACCCAATTTGCTTTCTAGCACTTTTCTGTTTTGGATTGCTGTATTGTATTCATCTCTCATTTCATCTTTTTCTTTGGAGCAATTTTCAAGATGTTCAGCCAGAGATTTATTTGCAACTTCATAATTCTCAATTGCTGCTTCTTGCTTAGCAATTATAGCCTTCATATCTCCATATTCATCCATAACCCACCAGATGCCTATTGCTACTGATACTCCTAGTACGGCATAGATGGCGTATTTGCCATTGCCTCCAGTGAATAAGTTTTTAACAAAACCCAATACTGCTAAAGCATCTGCTATCATTTCCCTTCTCCATCATCATCATTGTGATTATCTTGGCGAAGATTTTCAAGAATATATTTGAAAGCCCCTATCACTGCTAGATATATTGAAATGAAACCAGCAGCTGCTGCCTCATTTAGACCATTAGAGTTTTCTTTAAACCACTCCCACGCGTCATATCCTAGCCAAAGAAAGAAAACAGTAATTGCCAAATAAATTAGCCGATATTGTTTTATTACTATGTGACCTGGTGTTTTCATGAACCTGCTACCTCTTTTCTGAGAAGCTTCATCTTCAACTCATGCTCATCTTTCGCACGTCTATCATTTTCTAACAGCAAAAGATGGGCAGTCACTTCACGCTTGTTACGCTTAAAGTTGAAATATATTGCCGTCATCGATAATATTATGCCTATGAGAATGCCAACCTTACCTATCTCTGCTGGGATCATTTCTATGAATGTCACAAATCCTGTTCCTGCTGTTGTCGCACCCAGTGCGTGGGCAGTCTTCGCATCTTCCAGAGTGTCTGTGAGCATTTTCATGAGAACGAATTTCATTATGATATCTTCTCTTTGTTTGTCTGCATTTGAATAGGGCTGGCAGTATAGCTGCGATAAAAGCTAAAGCCATTCCAACGTATTGTAGCATTTCCCAAATCATCGCCTTTTCCATTTGCAATAGATACAAGTAAAACTAATACAAATAATGCCCTAGTGATAATGTTGTATATATCGGGTTCAAATCCCAATTCATACATAGCACATCCTGCAGCATTAGCGTACATAAACCATAAACATAAAGTTTGAATCCTTACCAATGTAGCAGTTGGATTCTTGACTCTATAAAGCACACTTATGATTGCTAAATCACATACTGCTGCACCAAAATAATATGTAAAGCCCCAATTTGCGCCAAAGCGCTCATCTAACATTTGAAAGCATGCGCAAAAAACTACAAATGCCCAAATTGAAAATGCATCAACAAATCTATTCCTGAATAAAGATGTTAATGCTATTGAATAAAGCATGTAGCCTGTAAAATTGACTTCATACATTTATTTTTTGCCCTTTCCTTTCCCTTTGGTTGTCTTGCTAGTCTTGCTAGTTGTTGTTTTCTTTTTCTTTCCATTACCGCCAGCCATGCTATTTGCTCCCATTATGTGTAAAAGAATAATGATTCCCATCATTGAATCTGCCGCCCCAAGTAGCCAGCTCATTCATGGACTCCCATTTTTCACCAGGAATCCTGTGGTCCTCATTTGAAGATAAATACTTTCCATCTTTAAATAAATTCAAATCAGCTGCCAACTTATATTTGTGACAACTGCTTTTATGTCCATAGCCTTTCTTTTCGCCAACTGCTCCGTGAAGTCTTGGGTCCCTGAATACATCTCCCAACCTAACTTCATACCCATTTTGATATAGCCAGATAATGAACTTGGCCAAGGTAATTGTGAACAATTCTTGCTTAGAGCCCAATGTCATAATAATTTCACCTTTTTCAATTATCTCGTAGCTAGATAGAAGCCTCTAGCCCTTATAGATTCGTAGTATAATCTATCTAGGCTAGATAGTCTCTATATATCTTGCTACGCATTAACAATAGCACTTAGCGTATAAGACTGGCTTTCCAAAGTAGTAGTTCCACCATCATCACTGATTGATATTGTCATTTGTAGAGAGTTATTTCCAACCTCAGTTTGAGAAATCCAAACTTGTCTGCTGGAAGTCAATGGCTCCCAAGTTCCAGAAGCGCCAAGCACAGAACCAAATGGCCCAGAATCTCCAATTCCAGATTCAGTGCCGCCCGTCTTATCAATCTTCACATGGTATCTGTTTCCGACATCTGCGCTCTTTGGGTCCACCCAATCATGAGCAAGGAATCCAAATATGTCTTGGTATTTGGTAATCTCTCCGCCAAGAGTCACGGCAAGACCAACTCTTGAGTCAGTAGGGTCATTGGTAACTTGTGTAAATGTGCCGCCTGGATATGAAACAGTTTCTCCTCCAACTGCCGCAGTATTAAATGTTTGGTCAGCAGAAGTTGTAGAATTAGTAGCAGCATCAGCAGAAATAACTCTGTAGTGATATTCAGTTCCACCAGTCAAACCAGTCAAAGGCTCAGAGTGATTAGTTGTTAAGTTGGTGTTCAAAGTAGTAGTGCTTCCATAAGAATCAGTAAGCCCATACTCAACCTGAGAATCTGCTCCCTCATCAGTCGTCCAATTTATTGAAGCAGATGTTTCACCAACGCTAGATTCCCCTATAGCAGATATAACAGGCCCAGTAACATCAGCCCCTGAATCAGTAGTCAAAGTTTGATTTGATGATTCCCCAGTAAGCAATTGCTCACTCTCAGATAACACCTTAAAGTTGTAAAGAGTGCTAGCAGTTAAGCCAGTAATTGTTTGACTATGAGAAGTCACCAAATCAGTATCTTTTGTAGTGGAGCTTCCATATCCTGTTGTCAAGCCATATTCAATTTGACTAGATGCTGGTACATTCGTCTCCCAAGTTATTGTAGCAGTAGTATCAGATTGAGATTGTACGACCACCAAACTTATTACAGGAGCACTGTCTATCAAACAAGGGTCGTCGCCTCCACCTTGTATATAGTTTGTTACAGTAGACCCATAAACGCAAACAGTAGCTCCATTAGCAATTATGGCTTTCCCTTTTGCTCCTCCAGAATTGGTACCTGACCCAGTTCCATCTTCACCCCAATCTCCACCTGCTCCAGAATCAGGAACAGTACTTGCGTTAGCAGTACTAGCTTTGGCAGCACCTCCAGTCCCAGAAGTTGAGCCTGCGTTTCCATCATCAGCATGAGTAGATTCATAATACAGACCTTCTTGAAGTATTTGTCCTTTTGGTCCTGCTGGGCCTAAGTTATAGCCTGCTCCGCCACCGCCACCAACTCCTCCAATAACTAGTGTTCCAAAAGGTGCATTCAAATCAGTCCCAGTTCCAGCTTGTGAGCCACCACCGCCACCACCTGGAGCAACCAGCTTCCCATCTGCTGTATATCCAGATATGGAGCCAGCAAGATATATATCTGTATCGACACCTTGAGCATCATAGCAAGTTCCAGCATCACCTCCATCTAGCCCCTGATGCAATATATCTGCACCTCCAACTATTGACTCATATACTCCACCAGAGCCACCAGAGCCACCAAATCCTTGCCACTCGGCAGCATTTATAAGGATTACAGTTAGCTTAGACCCAGCAGCAAAATTGCCAGCAATTACAGAAGTTGTATCAACTCCACAAAACACTCCCCCATCTAAAACGAAAGTGAGTTGGACAGGTTGGGAAGGAGCGCCAGCAACAACATGTAAATTTATCTCGCAATTTACTCCTGCTAAAGTAAATACAGAATTGTCAGAGAAAGCAGCTTCATAAGTCAAAGCCTTTATCAAATAGTGTCTAGATACTTTGCCAATCCGTGGAGTTATTTTCAACACTTGTCCTCTAAGTTCCTTTTGTGTTCCATCAAAATCCTGTACCTCGTCACTAGAAAATGATACAATATCTCCTGTGCTAAAATCCAAATACCTTTCTTGTGTCCTCCAATTATATTCAACTGGCTTCAATCCAAACCTGCTAATAAACCTTTGAGTCAGCAAGTTGGCACTATCTCTGGATATCAAAGGATTTGGCTCAAACTCTTTGTTCTTTTCTTCTCCATAATATCCAGCACCTTCAAGAGTAGCATTGGTGTAGGAAGACACGCCAGAATAATGTTGCTTGCTATCCTCTTCAGCCAAGAACTGTTTGGTGTGGAAGATATAAGCACTAGTAAATCTCAAGTCCTCACGGTTTTTCTTTTTGAGGGTTTCAAAATCAATATGCTTTCCTTCTTCAATTACCAATGATGTTTCTTTCCAAACGCTTATAGCAGAAAGTTTTACTTCAGTGGCAATAGGGTCATACCACATATCCAATAAGAATGATAAAAGTATTTTCTTTATTTGGAAATTGGCATCTTCAGATATGTGCCAGAGAGTATTGATTCTAACTCCATTTTGCCACTCATCAACTTCAGTTGCCCAATCAGCAGTTGGAAGTTTTCCAGCGTCAATTCCAATAGAAAGAAGAATTATTTCAAGCAAATCATCTATTCTTTCATCGTCACTTATATGACAGATTTGAATATGATCGCCATCAGAATGCTTATCAGCATTATTTCTAGTCAGAGTTTCTCCAGAAGTTGCCGCAACTATGTCATCCCCTCTAGCAAGAACTGTTACAGTAGCAGTAGCAGTGCCTATATTTGCTACGCTATCTATCAAGAAGAATTCAGTACCAATGAATAATACTTGACCAACCACATACGTTATGTCTGCATCAACAGGAATTGTAAGGTCTGAATCATTCAAATCACCTCGCAAAGAGCCTTCAGTTTTAACTGGCCATTGATTCTTGTCAGCATCAGCCTTAGTCAATTCATCTTTGCCTTGTAGAATGTAAACATCTTTCCCAGCTCCTACAAAAGTATCAATTTGATAATGTTTAGTCAAAGCGTCAGCCTCAACGTACCCAGACCCATCATCTTTTATGTGAAAGTATTTGATTCTAACGTTATTGTTCACGAGAATATTTCTGGCTTCAAACTTACCAAGAAAAGTTCCATGAGGGCTAGGATTAATTGGGCTAGGGTCACCAGCAAAATCAGCAAAAGATATTGTAACAGAGCCTCTTCCTGCCAAGCCTTCTGATGGCTTTAGCTCTGTTGGGTTCTCTGTAATTGAATTTATGACTCTATGTATAGGGTCATCAATTACTATGCTACCATCTCCTGCTGTTCTTTCACTACCAAATTGAATAGGAGTATTTGGACTAGCAAAATAATATGTTTTTGTGGCAGTGGGAGACTGCTGAATACAAGTCAAAGGTGTGTAATAACCCTCGCCACTTCCAGTAGGCAAAGTACAATTTCCTGTAATCTCAAGAATATCAATTTCAACTATTTGAAACTGTTCTTGCTTTACAGCTGCTCTATTGGTGTCAAAATCTGTCACCTTTTATACTCCTGTGTATGCAGAATATGAAAAGGAAACTGATTGCAGATTCCGTGTCTTGGAGTGCGCCTTTGGAGGATTCAACTTGGTATTGAAACACATATATGACGAGTCTGGCGTCTCTTCATCCTCAAGGATAAAGAATGCTGTGGTAATCATATAATCTCCCAAATCTCTAAATTCATTTCTGGCTATTGTAGTTGGCATGTTTGGTATAGATAAGACTGCTTGTGTGGATATTGATCTATTCAAGATTGAAATTGGTGCAGCTGCTCCATTAACAATGACTTGCTGTTTCTTTGATGGAGTTAGCCATACGCGCTTATACCCTGCTTGCTCTCCGCTGTTTGGAACATCAAATGTGGCTCCAGCAGCAACATGAGTAACAATCATAACAGTTGAATCAGAGCCTTGCTTGTTGAATACTAATTTTATCACATCAACATCAGTTTGATTAAAATAGAAAGTCAAAACGCTCTGCCTAGTACCCAGAGTATAGCTATACACAGATACATCATCAAAGAATATTTCTACAGTTCCAATTAGAGTGTGCCCAGCAATTGAAACATATGATATGGAAGTTGTTTCTGCTAAAGTAAATTCAAATTCCATTGTAGCATCTATTCCAGCACCAGCATAATTTTCAGAGAAGTCATATCCCTTTATGTTGTCTATGTCTTGGCCGCTATCATCAGAGTTAACTGCTATAGTGGATTCTGTCAAAACATTACTTGATGATATTTTCATTATGTTGAGCCTTTTGATTTTCCATTCTTCTGGGAATTATTTAATGCGTCAGCTAATGCCTCTGCCACAGTATCTCCTGCCTCTGCTTCAAATCTTATGACTTGAGCATTGCTATTAAAAGAGCCATCAGCGCCTGCAACAGTATCGTCAACTTTTACATCTTGGAACTCTTCTGAGCTTGATGACGAGGAATCATCTGACAAATCTGGAGCAGCTACTGGAGTTGGTGCATTTGATCCCCCCTCAAATTCTTGGCTAGCAATAGCAGCTATTTCCAGCGCTCCTGCTATACCTGTAGCAGCCGCTAGAGGGTAATTTGGTAGAGCCTCTGTAACGGCTGCTGCAGTATTAACGAAAGCCTCTGAACCCTTTTGTATCTTCTTTATATAAAAAGCGGCCTTAGCAGCCTTCTCACTCTTCTTTCCTAGCGTTTCAATAGCTCCTATAGCCGTATTCAGCGTTAGATTCTCCAGACCTGCTTTTGCTCTTGCTTCTTTCTGCGCAAGCTTGATTCTTTCTTCCATTCCTTTGCGATTAATCTTATCAACATTTAAAGCATATTGCTCTTCATTAATCAGCTTCTTGTCAAGCAATTGCTCTTGTAATTCCAAATCAAGCTCAAGACGTTCATACAAACGTTCAAGATCAGTCTCAGCCAGTTCCTCTAAGCCAGCGCGATATTCATCATCCAGCTCTTTGCGCTTTTCTTTTGCCTCAATCTCCGTGAGTAGCTTCGATTCCTCAGCTTGGTCAATTAACTCTTGCTCTGATTCAAGTCTCGCTGCGAGAGCTTCCACGGCTGTCTGGTCTGCGGCAGCTTGGTCTTCTTGTCTCTTCTGGATATCATCCAATCTGCGCTGTCTTGAGTTCTGGAGAGCTTCAAGTTCTTTCTTTTCTTTTGCTGATACTTTTGCGCCATCTCCACCATCTTCTCCCTCAATCTTAAATTGACTTAGAACATCGCCATTTTCATCTTCATTTGCCTTTCTGCGTTTTTCCCTCTCTTGTAAGAACTTCTCTGTTAATCCTTCGGCATTCTTTCGCTTAACCTCAGTGGCTGCAATATCAGCTTCCATCTCAGCAAATATTCCATCAATAGTATCTTGTCTAATTGAAGCATTTCTGGCCAAGGCAGTATCCAATCTTTTCCCTGCTGCCTCAATAGTATCATCTGTAAATATAGCAGCAACTGCGTCAACCAAGTATTCAGACCTATCTATAAGATTGTTTACAAAATCTAGAAACTCAACAGTGGCAACTTTGATGAATGCTCTAAAGTGCTCAGGGAAGTTAGAAAATATTTTTCCAGCCATATCAACAGATTCTTCAGAGGCATCTGGAATCTCATTCATCAAACTATTCCACATATCTCCAATTGTGCTAAATAATCCATCCAAATCTTTACCAAAACCAGCAAATTGTTGGAACACTGCATCAAGCCTTGCCTCTACTTCTCCGCTGTTTATCATATTAGCAAATTCTTCAAGTTCAGCATTAGCAAACGAGAACATCTCGCTAATTAGTTCTGTAAAACCTGCGTCTCCAATTCCCTTGGCTATTCTGTCTACATTGTCTCCAAAGTTAGACATCAATCCATTTAGAGTATTGAATTGCTCTTCCATAGCTCCAGCAAAATTCTCATTACCAATAGATTGTAAGAATGCTGTTATTTCCTCTGCGTTCTTTCCAACTCTGGTAGTTTGTCCTTGGAATGTAAATGCTACTTCATCTCCAATGGACTTAGATTTGATACCAAACTCTTTCAGTCTTTCAAATTCACCAGTAGCAGCATCTGCTACAGCTTCAATCATTTGACTCAAATCTTTTCCAAGAGCAACAGCAGTATTGCCGTATGATTGAAGTGCTGCCTCACCTGGGTCCAAACCCATATTTCTTAACTTCACAAATGCTTCAATGGATTTGTCTATGCTAAATGGGGTGGTTGCTGCAAAATCTTGGAGGGCTTCCATAGCCATTGCTGCATTCTCAGTAGAGCCTGTAGCAGTTTTCAAACTTGCTTCATAAGTTTGGAATTTTTTGGCAACATTTATTATCCCAACACCAACAGCAGCTACAGCTGTAGCAGCAGCCAATACATGGAACTTTAAATTTGAAGAAGATTTGGCAGTTGAATTCTGCCGCTTGGACATTCTTTTTAAATCTTTGGTTATATCATCTACAGCTTTGTCAGTGACCTTAGCAGATTTGCGCATGTCTGCCATGTACTCATCGACTTTGGCATCCATCTCAACAATTAATTTTTCTATTTCAGTAGCCATTATCTATTTTTCCATCGCAATACAATTTCCCTTTCACCTCTGACTAGTTGTTCTCTAGACATTTGCTCTTGCTTATTTGGGTCATTGTTATGATCAGTTATCAAATCAGTAAATCTTGATAGCGGTGTCTTCCAGAATTCATCAGCAGACATACCAAGTATTCTTATTGCTGATGAAATCCAATCTTGTATGGGTATTTCTTGTGCATCTTTTTTCTTTTGCTTTATGAACGTTCTAAATTTATCAGATTCTATCTGTCTTTTTTTTTAAAAATTCCAATCAGAGCAAAATAGCAAACGTCCACGAACAAAACTGGATAAGATTTAGTCATCGCACCATTATCAGTAACTCTAGGAAGAACTCCATCCATAAGAACTGCTTCTTGAATCTCATCAAATTGGACTTGAGAATCCATTTCATTGGCAGCCAAGAAGAAAAGTATTGCAGCATCTTCCATAGATATTGATCTAGACAATATAGCAGCTCGCTCAACTATATTGTCACACTCAGTAGAATCTTGGAACGCATATATGGCATCTACAGCAGCAGAGTTAAAACACTTTCCAGTTTCAGTTTTGAACTTGGCTATGACTCCCATGTTAATTCTCAATGGGTAAACTCTATCATACAAAGTTATTTTCAATTCGCCATCATAGGCATTAGTTGGGGTTGTCATTAGTCTGCTCTCACCTGTACATCTTGCGAAGTAGAGTAGTTATTTCTTACTAGGAAATAGATTTGCGTAGCGCTCCCATTTCTAGCTCCATATAAGTCAGCATCACCTGTATCCCTAGCATATTTGCGAGCAATAACAGAATCTACTGCTGATACAGTTTCCCAAACTGCTACCTCTAAATTCTCTCCATCCTCAACCGTGACTAGATTGGAGTAGCCTGCTATGTCGCTTGGGTCTAACTGGAATGCTACCCAAGTGTTTGCCGCAGCAGATATCACGGAACTTGAAGTATTCAGCGCAAGATTTGCTTGAGAAACAGCAGCAATAGCATTGGCTTGAGTATTTGATCCTCCAACTCCATCTTGATCAAACTCTCCAGTAGACTGAAGAGTAACAGAAGCAGTTATTGCATCATTATCAGGAGAAGATTGTCCAACGCTCGCAACTATCATGGAAGTATTTTTGATGTAATCTGCTCCATCAAACATTCTAAATTGCTCAATTGTTTTATTTTTAGCAGCAGTCTGCATATAAGCATAAGCAGCATCGCTAGAAAATACAAATTCCCCAGATACATCCTTAGTCATGAGGCCTTCTCCAGATAAGAGAGTCCTGAAGCTGCTGTGACCTTTATTGGTAATATCAATCGGAGTTAGTGAAGAAGCATCAGTATGATTCTTTTCACCGCCAACGAAAGTCCAAGTTGCACCAATCAATACTTGAAGTATTAAATTAGTTCCATTCAATTCACCTGACATGATTAAGTCCTCTATTTAAATGCTTGTCTGTACAATTTTTCAGCTTGTAACCAAAATTCTTTTTCAGCAGCCTGAACAGTTCTGCCATCTTGCATCAGTATGCCTACAGAAAATCTAGATATTTTATATAAGTTGTCTGTTGGAGTTGCAATCAAAGTATATAAACATCGTGGATATTTATTTACAATATTTCTCAGCTTGTCTGACTCCAGATTTAAATCAAGCAATTCAAGAATAACTGCTCCATTTACTTCAGAATCCTTGTCGAGATTTGAGAAGTATTTTCCAATCTCAATCAAGAAGGGTAGCTGGTTTTCATAATCAATACAACATAATGCCCAATAAGCATCTTCAATCCCAACTTTGTCTATCAACTCCACAAGACTAATCTTTTTAGCAGTTGCTTTTTTAGTTTCAAAATTGTCCAGCGTTCTTTTCCATCCATGAGAACAGGGAGATTTGCTTCTTATGTCTTTAAGAGAAATTTTCATATCATCTCCACCTAGTCTGGTATAAATATCTGAATGTTTTGTGCTGACCCTTTATTGTTTTTCACTAAAAACATCAGCCTAGTTGCTGTTGGATCATGCGCTCCCATGTTTTCTGATGCAGTGGCAGAAACTGAAGTGGATACAGCAACTTCTGAATCTACTGCTGATACTGTCTCCCAGACTGCCAAATCACAATCTGATCCTATTGATAGTTGAACGCTGTCTAGGTACTGAGATATTTGCCCTGATTCAGACATTTCAAAACAAATCCAGCTTTGAGCAGGACAAGAAATAGTATCGCTGAAAGATGACATTTGGAATAGAGTTTGTGAAGGAGATGCTATGGCATCAGCTTTCGTATTCCCTACTGGTGGAGAAGTGTCCCCAAACTTCCAATAATTAAAATTGTCATCTCTTTCTGTTGATGTTAGCACTTTATCATACATCATTATTTCATCAAGTTGCACAGTATTCTTGGGAACATTGCTTCCATTAGGGAAAGCCCCTATACTAAATAGTCCACCTGTAACAGGGGATGAATTAGTCACTATTGCTGATGTATCAAGATTTGTCTCAGAAACATTATTCACTCTAGTGTCTAGCAACTCTCCAGTAGAATCAAAAGTCACACTAACCCAAGTCCAAATGTTTACCTTAGAGGTATAATCTGTATCAATTACAAATTGAACATTGGCACCATCTCCATCATATAGCAACATAACTAGCTGTTGAGTTCCAGTATCAATAAATTGTATGTTGTATTGATCATTATTTGAAGCACCATTATCGCTGTAACCAAATAGATAGCAGCTGTCTTCAGCAGGAAGTTGAACACCAAACTCTATTGTATAGTCTCCAGATGGCAATTGTAAATCATCTTCAGAAGCTGCCTGAATAGAATCAATACTAACATCAAATTCTTTTGCTTGGGATGCTCCACCAGTAAAAGCAGTGGATGGAGAAATGCTATATCCTGCTGTACTCGCATCTTGCTGATAATCCAAATCTGTTGCTCTTGATCCGTCATCTGCCGCAACTAGACCTGAGGACTCATTCATCCTTACCCAATTGATTGGGGCGAGTGCGGCAATGACTGCTTCAAAGTCTTCTTCTGCTGGAACTTCAGGAGCTGTGCTTGTACTAGTTGCCCACCAACTATATGCGTTGGTAGCGCTATATAATATTCCAGTTTGTGATGCATAAGTTGATATTACATCAATCTTTCCATCAAACGCATTTGCGTCAGGGTCATCTTTCAAAGCAGCAACTCTAAATTGCGCAGTAGTGTGACCAGTACTAACATTTGCCTCCCATCCAGAAGCATCTTCATTTATTATTTCAACATCATTTATTCTTACTACAAAACTAACTCCAGATTCAAAGAATATACTGTAATAAGAGAATCCTGAATCCAAAGCAGCTATAGAAGCAGCAATTATGAAAGTTCTTTCGGTGAATGTGATGTTATCATCAGTTGTATACATAACCAGATTTAGAACATCAGCACTCGCATCATTAACCTGTATTTTAAACAGCTTATCCAATCCATCAGTGGTTACAGCATCATCATCCCAAAAAGAAAGTATTACATCGTTCACAGCTGCTATGTTATTGTTGAACTCTAGTGCAAATTCAATCCCCCATACATTTGACCGTGAGAATACTGTCCCAGTTTGGGTTGTCTCGCCAGCCAGCGACCTTTCTTCAAACCCTGCTATGTTCTTGGAGTCTCCTGCTTGAGAATTTATTGAAGAATCTGCCAACCAAGATGAATCAACTAGAGAATTGTAATACAAAGGCTCTTTGGTGAATCCTGCTGCACCTTTACCTGTATTTGATGCTTTAGTGCCAATGCTTTCATCCAGCCTCCAAAAATCTATACAATTATTTTGATAAACTGCTGTATAGAAGCTGTATGCTGTTGAGCCTCCTGCTCCACCTCCTGCACCTCCACCACCGCTACCATAATTAGGATTGCCTCCATTCTCAATACCGCCACCAAATGTCTTATTGGTGTACTCAGGAGCATTAGCAGAACTAGAAGCAATTTTGATTGAGAATGATGCAGATAATGCAACTCCAGAAGTTGGGGCCTCACTATAATTTACCACCATTCCTTCCAGCGGCTCTTCTGTTAAATTAGGCTTTATGGTTTTAAACTTGTGTATCAATCTTGATGCGGCTGCGTCACGAAATGCCATAAAAGATGCATCAGAGTTAAAAACAACCTCCATAGATACAGTCTCAGTTATCTGTCCATCACCATCAAGCATGCGGTCTGCTTCACCAGCAGACTGGTTAGTTATCATAATTGGTGAAGTAGCCACATTGTGAGTGTGAGAACGCTGGCCTCCAATGAATACATATTCATCGTCAACCAGCATCTGCAGATAAGCACTTATGCCATTGATTTCGTCAGCCATACTAGCTTACACCCAAGTAAATGAACCAGAAGATTGTAGCGCTACTGAGTTAGTTACCTTATCATTATCAGGAGAAGCCTCAGAGAAGCTAGCAACTTGATATAGGCAATCAAAATCATTGCCACCAATCGTGATTCTAAATCTAGTAATAACTTTGGATGAAAATAAAGCACGTAATTGTAAGAAAGCTGCGTTTGAGTTATACTTCAACTCAAGAGCCAAGTCGCAAGACTGTAGGCCTTCAGCATCCAATAGGGCACGGAAACTGCCACTATCCTTACAAGTAATGTCAATTGGAGTATTATTCAAAGTCAAAGTATGACTCATCTGTCCACCAATCTGCGTATATGTTCCTGAATCTGGAGTATCTTCTATTGCTACATAGACACCAGTGCCGTTTGCTTCGCCTGCCATGATAAACCTCTCTATCTATCGTTGAATGTATGAAGTCCAATTGATGGAAGCATCTAAAACAAATCTTCCATTAATATTTCTGCCGTTACTTGAAGTAGTCTCACCCAATTTGACTGTGACTCCATCTTTTGTATATTCTGCTGCATACGGAAACGCATCTTTAATCAAATCTAACGCATCCCATGCTTTACCAGAGCCAATTTCTGTTTTCATCCTAATAGAGATTTGGAATATTCCAATCTCTTCCCTTGAGTCTGTACTAGCTTTACCAAGCGATTCAGTATCTGCTGGCAATAAATATGTATCTAAATACAAATCTACATTCTCAGAATCAAGGCTTTTGTTCTCTCTTGCTATTGGATATCCAAGAGCAGCATCAAATAATTGCTGATTAAGGGCTTCTGTAATGCTTTTATAGCTCATTTCACCTTACTCACAGCATTATTGATGTGCTTTTTTGATCTCTTCAATGCTTTTCTAGCCATCCCATTTGGAGCCTGCTTAGAATGTCCATATTCAAGAGCAATAGAATATGGCAAATTATTTGTTATCGTCATATGCGAGAACATTCCTGCCGCCATAACTTCCTTTCTCACGATTGAAGCTGACAATCTTTTTGTTGAACTTGTAGTAGCATCACTTGAAGACCCAATACTTGGAAACCAATTTGCTCTAAATCTACCAGTATCAACAGGAGAATTAACAATCACATCCGTGAATAGAAATATCTGAGCCCATCTGTATGCTTTGCTGGCCTTTTTCAATGACTTATCAGCAAACGCATCCACGAAAGTTTTTGCTCTGACTTTTCTGTTTGCACTAATTCTAATTGTCATGACCTTGCCTGAACAATATAAATAATTGCTTCCCCAATAGGGGCAATAGATTTTATGCTTTCAATAGAATGCTCAACTCCAGCAATTATCATGGTATCTTCATAATCTGGCTCAACTTCACAAGAGCAAATAACCTTTCTATCGCTTTTCTTTACCCTAGAGCCATCTACGAGGCTATCAGAATAGCCTACAACGACCGCTAGCAAGGCGATATCGCTCTCAACCTCGTTAGCGTATTCATTCTTAATTTCGTCGTAGCTAGCAGCGTTCCTAGAGCGTAAACAGACATTAGTCCTGCTTCCAAATTCTTCTAGCAGCTCAATTGCATCTGATGCAAAATCATCATAAAAATCACTCATCGTCTTACCAGCGGAATGGTTTTTATTGATGATGCCTTATCTGTGTAGCAAATTGCTCCCAGTAAAGCAGTAACTTGCGGAAAGTAATCAATCCACTTTCTGCCTATATTTCCAACAGCATATTCAGTTTCTTTCTCAAGAACATCTGTTTTCTTTCTCTGTCTTTTTATTTGGGGGTCATTTGATTGCCGTGTGAATAGATTCTCTGTTAAGTGTCCATTCGCAACTATAGACAATGCCTCTTTGATAGTGGAGCTTATGTTGTCCAAATCTGTTAAGTCTTCATTTGGACAAGCATAAACATCCATGAAATAAATCTCTGCCCACCCCAAGGCATCAGTTTTCTCTGAATCAGAATTTGAAACCCATGGGGAAACGTCTACTAGAAGCGCATCTGCTTCAGCTAAACTGATTAATGTTGGAGTTGGCATCGTTTATTTCCTACTTTTTGTCTTTTTTGTCAGCAACTTTTGCTTTTGCTTCAGCAATTTCCAGTGCTTCAGCAGCTTCAGCAGCTTTTTCTGCATCTTCATGATATCCTGCTTTCATCATGATCTTTTTCTGATCAACTTCACAAGATATTTTCCTGCCAGTCTTTTTGTTATACAGTGAAATTATATGTGCCATGATAGCATCTCCAATAATTAGTGAGGGTTATAAAAAACGGCAGAGTATTTCATCTGCCAAAATGGTGGCCGAAGCCACCCAGCCAACTAGAACTTACGAAGTTGAATTGTGCCACGTCTATCCCAGCAACGTGCGCCAATTAGCATATCCCAAGACCAAACAAATTCTTTGGTATCTTGATCATAGCCTTCAACAAAACGAATGGACATACCATTGATTGTTGCGACAGCAGCAGATACTTTATCACCAGGATTGTCCAAAGGTGGAGCAGCCCAAGCATAAGTATTAGGATTAGTGATAACCCCATGGAATACATCATTAGCATTACCAGAAGATACAACTGTGATAGCTGCTCCATCTGGGATCAACTGATCAATTGGGTCTACCAATGGAATAGAAGTAGCAGTTGCAGTAGTTTGAGTAGCTACAACGAAAGGATGCGTTACGCCAGCAACTAAAATGTGATCACCTGCTTCAAATGTACCAGTAGTAGCATCAGTAATAAGATTCTGTGAACCAATTACATTTAAAGTTGAGCTAGCATTATCAGTTACACCGGCACCATCGCCATTAGAGTGAGTGTCTGAAGGCATATTAGCAGAAGAGAAGAAACTCATTCCCATTACATGACCCATTTCGCCATTTCTCAAAGATGCTTCACCATCAGCTCCACGAGTTTGAGATTGGTTAAACCAGTTAGCTCCAAGCAAATCAGCTTCAACATCATAATCAAGTAAAGCAATACGATTTTGCTTTGCTATTTTTTGATTGTTAGCAGATTTACGACCAAGAGCAACATCAGCAGCAGTCTCAAAAAGAGCAGTAGAAGAGTACAAACCACGACCTTCTAACATCTTAGTAGCAAGATGAACATCAATCTTCTGAGAGAATGCAGCCATTGCTGGTTGAATCACTTCTCGTGTTAGATCAGATAAGTCGAGTTTTCGCTGTTGCGAAGTAATACCAGTTGATAAATCAAGATGATCTTCAATGGCAAACGATGTTTTGCTGTCACGAGTATCTTGCTTATTAATGGTTCCTGAGAATGAATCAACTTCATATTCAGTAGGGGTTTTCACGTCAATGGTGTCACCAACAGCCCAGCCATTGGATTTTTGAGTGAAGTCTTGAGTTCTGTCGCGATAAAGTAATGAGCCAATTACAAGCTCATGCTCTAGTACGCGCATGGATTCTGCTGCAATTACAGCAGCTGTATTTAACACTGTAGCCATCGTATTTCTCCGAATTGTATTATTGAGTGAGGGTATTTATTTTGCCTTAATATGGACACAATCCAAATTCGCAACTTTCTCACTCAAACCCACAAGGTATTGGCACAACCAATTCGTAGAATGAAAGCACTGGCTTAACTAGGGAGCTAGTATATATGAAAAAGGCTGGCGAGTAAATACCCAGCCAGCCTATTGGACAACATTTACTTAAATGATTAACTTAGATTTTCAAGCTTGTCTCGCAAGATATTGTAAGTTGTCATATCACCAGCATTAGCTGCATCAGAAAGCTGCTGCTCAAGAGCTTCACGGTCACTTGGTCCAGAATCTCCATCGCCACCATGACCACCGCTGATGCTATCTGGCCAGTAATATGGGTTTGTTGCCTTCAATTCATCCATGAATCTTTCTGGAGTCATCAAATCGCCACTCTTGGTTTTTATGTTATGTCCATTTTCATCCAGAGCTACAATTTCACCATTATCATCAACAGAAAAGATATCACGAGCATCCCGTGAGATGTTTTTCAAGGCTTCTGGGCGCGCTTTTGTCTTTGCTGCCAAATCCTTCATAGCATCATCAATGAATTTGTTTTGATACAAAGACTTGTATTTGCTGCTAGATTCCTTGTATCCATCTTTCTTATCAGTTAGCTCTTTAAGAATTGTATTGTGCTCAGTTGTAACTTTGTCCAATCTCTGAGCAATTACATCCTCAAATTTCCCATCTTTGATTAGTTGAGCCTCTTCATTGTTTTTGAATACACTCATCATGTTGTTCACTTCATCAACATTCAGACCCTCCCATTGCTTCGCATTACTCTTCAAATTCTTCACTTCATTCAACAGTTCGCCATTCTTGGCCTTAAAACCAGCGCTAGCATTATCAACAGCTAATTGTACTGCTGCATCAATGTCAGCTTGACTGAATGAATTTCCAGAATCCTCGTCGCCTTCCCCATCACGATTGAAATTATGACTGCCAAGAGCAGCTAAGATGGCTAGTCTTATATTGTTGTTTTTCATATATCATCTCCAATATCTATTAAATTTTGAGCAGAAAGCTCTTCCAGTGTTATCGGTGCACCAAACCTGTCAGATAAATCATCAAGACTTATTTGACCGCTTCTGAACAATTTCCCCTTTTTAATTCCAAGGATATCATTCTGAAAATCTGCTGGCTGTCTTCTCAACCAGTCTTCATAATTAGTTGTGCCTCTTACTTGCTGCACATTGTAAATGCCTTTTTCTCTGCGACTCTTGGTTGCTTTGGTAATCTTTCCTCCAGAAGTTTTGTTGTCTCCTGATTGGTAATTCCTGCCTGCTGAAATTGCTGGCCTGCCACCAAAATTTGCCTCTGGAATATCAGGTATCTCAGTTGACCTACAATTCCAATGCGCTTTTCCTGGCCCACCCATCCAAACATAATCATGGTCTATTGGCTCACCAGACAGCGTGTATAATTTTCCATCCCTAGGTCCGCAAATGGTTGTAGTGGTTCTATTGTCCAAAGTAGCAAACCACCTAACGCCATCTATTATATCTGAATTCTCTTCATAAATCGTGTGTCTTACTGTTGCAGCATTGCTTTGAATAGCAGTTCTTATTATAGTCTTCAAATCATTCTTAGATGAACTTAAAACGCCAGAAATGTTTTTTGATATATCAGATATTGGCTGTCCACTTTGTATTCCAACTCTGACTGCTGCCATCAATTTCTCTGCTTTCCTAGCAGACAAGCCATCAATTAAATTGAAGATTGGCTCACCCTGTATTGGAGATGCTACAGATATAGCAGATATTTGCTGAGATGTAATTGTCGCAGTTGGACTCAAGGAATTTGCCGTGAGTCTATTTAATGAGCCCAACTGGAAATCATACTCAGATTCCACAAAGGTAGCCAAATCCCTTGCTATGGTTTCCTTAAAATTTGTACCATATCCTTCTGAGTATACAGTGATAACATCTGTTATGGCTAGCTGTAGGGCTTCCTGACTTAGATGCCCAGACCCATAGCTAACTAAAACTTCATCAATTATGGACAACGCTTGCGCATCTAATCCATTAACAATTTTCTGAAACTTTAGTTGCTTCCCTGATGTGTATCTTTCAACAGATACAGCATGCTTTATAAAATGATCGAATATTGTTATATTCATTATTCATCTTCTTTTGTTGGCTCTTCTTTTGTAGGAGCAGGCATCATGGACAATTTTGGAGGCTGAGAAGCAAGCTCATTCTTTTCCTCTTCAACAGTTCCCTTTAGCAATCCTGCTCTATGTAAATTCCATAAGTAAGTATTATCTGATATTCCATTTGCCATCCATTGTTGCACTAGGGCAGTCTGCTCTTGAGCAGTAAGGGCAATATTGCTGAACTCCTTATTGCCTTCATACTTTATTTCTGCCTCACTCTTCTTGCCTGTTTTCCATTCGCTGATTATTTTCAACATTTGCGTAATAGCTTTGCCAGCAGTATCAACTACAGATAGCAGCGTTGCTCCATTCTGATATTGTCTTATCCTAAGAGTTTCAGCAGCCTCAGCTTTATTGCTTCCTCCACCCAATAAGTTTGCACCATATGATATTGCTTCTTTTTCTAATTTGTCCATATGAGCCATAACATGACTCAAAGCACTAGTATCAGTAGCAGGATAAAAAGCTTTGGCTGCATCATTTTCCATTACTAGCATTACAGTTGAGCCAACAGTCTTTGGGGCTTCACCATCTGCCACGCCAGTGAGAGTAAGCATTGGATTACAAGACATATATTCTGACATCGATAAGTCAGCAGATTTTTGATACATTTGAATGGAAGTATTAGCAATTCCCTGCATAGGAACAACATCAACATCAGTTTTTATTTCAGTAGAGCCGCAAACTACAGCAGGGATATATGATAAAGTGTTTCCCTTATAGGAAGGGGCTACAGTCTGTTCTATGATCCCATCTTCATCATCATATACAGTTACATTGTAAACACTTCCTGATTCATCGTCAACTTCACCAATTCTTGATACGCAATAGTTGACTCCATTGCTGTGAGAGAATTCATCATCTTCTTCAGCTGCTTTCTCATATACAGAAAGAGTCAATCCATCCTTATCTTCCTTCCAGTTAATTAGGGATTTTGCTTTTATGGGAACCATCTTAATCTCCCCATCCTTATCATCAATATCAGCAAACAGAGTAATCCTGCCCTGTAATAACAACTCATGGACAACATTATTGTATAGCTCTTGCAATGTCTTACCATCCTTGGTAGCATCTTTCTCAAGGTATTGTAATTCTGATGGCAACTCCAACTCAGGGCTGCCTCTTTTGGCCAGTCCAGTGAGACCTCGCATTGAGCTTGCCGTGTTGTCTGGAAAATGCGCTCTTTTCTTGTATGCCATGTAAGCAGGGTTCGTGTGATATGATGGGTCACTTAGCAAGAACTCTGAGTGGTGAGAAGTTTTCCCTGATACAGCATTCAGAACATTATTATCTGCGCCTATCCCTCCAGTGGTAGGAGATGTATCAATTACAGACATTCCAGCAGGCATGGGCAAGTACATCGTGTTGCCTTGCTTAATGGCGCTTTCGCCTTCATTGGCATCTCTAATAGATTTCCACAGCCATTGCTTTGCTATATACTGTGGGTGCTTAGTAGTGACTTTGTACGTTTTAGTTGTCATGATTAGTATCCATAATTATTTGTTCGATGTTGTATCTTGCCCACTCCAGAATAAAGACCCCAAATATTGTATCCTACTGCGTCAGCAATGTGGTCTAGTCCAGATGATTTATCAGGTTGCCCTGAGTCAGTATAAATTTGCTGTTCTAGTGCTTCTGTTAGTCTTGGGCACTTATTTGTGTCAACATACATCGTGATTTGCCCTTCACTATTTTTTATTTTCCCATTTACCAATGATACACGGTTTTTGATCAATGGGTTCTTTCTTGGAACTTTTACTTGGAATCCAGCATCTTTAAGCTGCTTAATATCTGATGATGTTGTATTGGATGATGACATATTATCACCACTCGCATCAGGCCTAGCAACTTTCTTGTGATTGGGATATCTTTCATTGATTATTTTCGTTTGTTCAATCGTATCATATGCATCATACGTCTCATCAAAAAAGTAAACAGAGCCATCCCTAACAACAGACATAGCAGAAGCACCCTTATAAACATTAAAATCAAATCCAGTATGAATGATTTCATTTTTGCCAAGCTCAAGCGAGAAGTGATTATCATTTCTATCAAATCCTGGGTACACAGACCCTACTTGTAAGTTTGTAAACTCTCCCATCAAATAAGCAGCAATTAGCTGCTCAGGGTACATGGCTCTCAGATCAGATATGTAATCATCAGGCAAGTTTTTCTCATTGCTATAAGTGCTCATTTGAATCAGCTGTGAACCCTCTAGTGGCTCACGCTTAAATAGTTGATACGTTGCTTTGTATCCTTCTGGTGTAGTTGTTACATGAACTTGATTTATTTTCCCATCAGGAAACTTTTGTCTACACCGTGCTTTTATCTTTCTCATAACATGGAGCGCCTTATCCAACTTCAGGACATCAAATTCATCAAGGAAAGCATCGCCGCATTCCCAACCAACTATGTTCTCTGGCTTCTCCATTGTTCTACAATAAATTTTTCCATACCCTTGGATGTAAACTATATGCTTAGATTGGTTTATTTTGTATACAGCACCCATCGACTCAAGCACATCTGATATAGCAGGATAAAATATGTCACGTATTAGTGGATAAGTTGGAGCTAAGTATGCCAAGTCAATTCTTGGATATTGCAACTTAGTTGATAAGATCTTTGTTACTGCCACATGAGTTTTTCCAGAACCAAAACCAGCAACAGCAGCCACATAGGGCTGCTTGCTAATAAAGAATTCTGACTGCGGTCCAGATAAGGCTACATCATGCACTAAAAATCATCTCTCATGTATTCCAATGTATCTTGTCTCAAGAATTTAAAATGAGGAGCAAACATCTGCTCATTATGCATGACATCCCATTTCAAGAATAACTTACCATGCCAAGCTGTTCTATCATATCTGATATTAAGCTTGTCCATAACCCAGCCTCTGATCTTTCCTGCGTCAGAATGAAGCAAAGGCATAAAATCAAATAACTCTGGTCTAGTCCAACCAAACCACATTAGAATCACCTTGTTGATACGATTTGATTCATCAGCAGGCTTTCTTTGAGGTCGAGCTATAGGATATAGGAAAATAGCTATGAATACTAGTATAATTTCAGATATCATGATAATGCCCTTAAAGTTAAGTGGTCTGGGTCATACTTATTTAGCAATACTCTCATCATATCAGACAATTTGTATAAAACTGAGTCAACAGGGTCATAATCCAATATTGCCTGCATCCTTTTAGTGAGAGTTAGCACATATAGCTTTTCTATATCAGTAACCTTATCAAATGGAGGAATGCATGAAAGGCTTGATTTGCTGCTGAATATGAAGTGTATAATGGTACCATAGAATACATTCCAAATAACATCTGCTAAGAATCCAAACAGAAGTGCTATTTTCCTAGGAATGAATTCATACCAAGCACCTTTCTCCATTGCTTCCTTTTTTGGCATAACCCAAATAAAAGCTGCCAGAGTAACTATAAATGGAACAATCATCCAGAATAAAAACCAATAAATAAAACTAAGCATCTGCCTTCTCCATTGTTTTGACTTTCTTGCCTTGTCGTTGTAAGATAGCCAGTTTCACTGCTCTGGCGCATTTGTTTAACTGCAGAAATTTTCTCATTTTTGTATCCCTTATAGCCATTAGAAATGCTTCCTGTTATTTATGTATGCTATAAACACACGTTCGTTGATATGAACAAAACCATTTGGAACACCAATACAATCAGCGCTGATTAAGAATGTCCAAGGCTTGCGATTGAATCTATGAGCAACGATTGGTTCAAGCTCAAGTTTTCTTGCTGCTATTACAGATTGGCACCAGAACGATTCCCAATCAGGCTTTTCAACACGTTTGACTTCAAATGCGAATGGGGGAAGTATGATATCAGTTCCACCGCTTCTGACTTGCTCAAGATTCCGTGTTGGTAATTCCTCCAGATTGAAAGTTCTGAGTAGCCATTTACAGAATTCTCTTTCACCGCTTGCTCCTTTGCTTCTTACATTAATTCTGGACATTGGCTATTCCCTCAAACTTGAATCAATGTAATCAATTATGCTGTTGATATCTGTAAAATCTTCAACGTCATCATCACGAATCTCACAATCTGTTGAGGACTCAATATCCATTACAATTTCAATTATATCAAGCGAATCAAAATCAGACATATCATCATGGATACCACGATGCTCTTTTTCACCCATACTATTTCTGATAGCATCCAGCACTCTTTTTTCTATTTCATGTCTATCCATAATATGCTCCAATTATCTGCGTCTACGATTTTTGTCCAATCTAACTCTAATGACTTCAGCCTCTGCTTTTCTAGTTGCTCTGGGATAAAATGAACGCCTTACAATTTTTGCCTTTTCAATATTTGGATCAGGCTCACCTTCAGGGCCACCAAGATAAATGCTCTTGACTCCATCTCCATCACTATATCCAGTAGGAGTGGGCTCACCTGCTATAACAGTGGTATAGCCATCTCTCAAATCTGATCCATATTGGCAATTGTATCCCATTCTATATTCCATTGCCAATTTTAACTTTGTCTTCATAGAGAGCACTCAGTTTGTTGAGCATCAGTCAAATCTCCAACAGACACAATATAGTCATTAACTACAGTCCACTCAGAGATTTGCTTAACATCTCTCATATCACTAATAGGCAACACGTAGCATATAGTAAACATATTGAAATAGATATCAGCCCCAGATACTTTAAATTTTACATGGTTAAATAAGGTATCTTCAAAGAATTCTTTATTGTCCACATATAGCAATACATCATTCCGTGATACATATCCTGTAACGTCTGCTACCTCAATTAATATGAAACCATCTGCTTCATCAGCCAATTGCTTTAGCTTTGCTTCTGAACTCACTGAATAAGCAGCATGGCTAGTGAGGTCTGGAGAAGTATAGATTTTAACAACGTCTACGTTACCATACCACCAACTCTCAGCAGATATGCCCATGCTCATTATGAGCAACAAAATAGATATGATCAATTTCATAATAATTCCTCTTCCTTTAGTATTTCTCTGATTTTAATCAGTGCTTTGTAATCATGCTCACTAACTTGATAGAAGCGCGCCTCCTCAACATGAGATACTGCATCAAATAAGTTCTCCAATTCTCCATCGGCAGCATTTCTAATCATAAGAAGTATTTCCATTGGATTATTTTTCATCTTCTTCTCCAGTTTCTACAGGTAGTCCATTTAATGTTATGTTAAGTCCCATTGAAGGGGAATCATCCTTTTTGTCCATTCCTTCAGTGAATGCCATTCCAGTCATATCCATAATTTGTTTCGCAATAGGACTTGCTGATTTTGCTTCAACGTCAATGTTGTCCAACAAGTTTTCAACAACTTGACCTTTTACCCATACTCTTGTGTGTTTATATATCTTCTCTAGGTAGGATAATTGTAACTCGTTTAGGTTGTCAAAGTCTATATAGGCGACCATTGCTTCATCTAGTTCAGCAATGAGGGCAAACTGCTGGAATTCCGTGAGCGCAATATGACACTCAACTGCCCAAACATAATCCTTGTTATTCTCTGCCATCCTCTTGGGGTTGTGAGCAGAGTACATATCACATTTCCTAGCCATAGATACAGCAAATTTGGTTGGGAACAATGATGCTGGTAATTTTGCCATTTTTATTGACCTGCCTTAGTTTGTATAAAAAGTGCTATTTTTGGGTACATAACCTGCCTAGCGTTAGTGCCTACTAACTTGGCAGCCCAGTGGTACCATGGCGTTGAAATCTTATATTTTATAAAATTATACCTAAAATTATAGGTGTTCAATAATCGCTGCAGGCCAAGCGATACGTGGGCTGAGGGTTCTTTTATTATTAAATTATATATATTCTTATAATAACTATATTTGATCTTTTTGGAAATTTCTGTGATTTTACAGCATTTCTCACAGATTATTACCAAAAACATGCATTTTAAGAACACATTTACGCACATTGTTTCATTTTTGTACATTTTATTACCTTTCTCTATCTATAGGCCAAACCTATAATTTCATAGTTTATCTCGCTTCAGCCCAGTGATACCAACGCATAGAGCGATTATTTTTAGCTTATAATTTTATATAATTTTATAAATCGGCTTCATATACTATAGTGATTCTAGCGCGATTCATTATCTTAGACTAGTTCTAACCAGTTTCATCAAGATGCCCTTATTGTTCTCAGCTTTCATAGTCTCAATATAGCCATTCTCTTCCAACTCATTGATAAGTTGTCTTTTCTCGTTTGGCTTCATTCGAATCACTTTAGACACATTCATTGCATCACTACGCTTGATCCATTTGTTCAATCCAAACTTCTCTCGCATTCGTTTACATACTTGTGTCATTGCTACATCAAACTCACCCATGCCCACTTCTTCCCTGAATAGCTTATCAGCATAACTACAACAATCTGTAGCAAACTGTAGGCTGCGATTCATTATCTCTTCTGTTATAATAGGCTCATAAGGATTTTCTACAATTGCCTCTACCATAGCCAATTTCTTAGCATTAGCTGTGCGCCTGTTCCATATTTCCTTCAAATGTCCTTTTCTCTGGTTATCTTCCAGTCCGTGTTTATGTAGATGTTTCTTCAGCCCATCTGCTAAATATACAATCTTTGGTGAGTATCTGCGAGCAGAAGGTAATTTGTGCAGACCACGGACCAATTGTGAGGCATCAGACAGATACCTCAAATTTGCTTTCAGCTCTTCACTAAATCTGATATCAGTCTTTTTCTCTTCTCTAAGCAGACCTTTATACTTATCAGCATCAAAGAACATAAAGCGAGAAAGCATACCCATACCAACAAATTTGTATTCTAGCGCAGGGATCAATAAAGCTTGAGTAGTTGCACCTATCATATTAATGTGGGGAGAGTGGAGATGTGTAATTATGGAATTGTCTTCACCTTTAGCATTTGCCTTGCGTCTTTTGGGAACCAGCATATCAGACCAAGTGTATGCTTTCATCAGGTCTTCAAATAGCTCTTGGAGTTTTGGATTAGATTTGGCTTTATCCAATAATCCGCCAAATTCATCGAAAACCATTAAGGCATCTTCATAAGGCACACTTTGGAAAAGAAGGTCTTGGATACCTTCCATTGATGCAACTTTATGTACTATATTGGAAGAGCGTGCATCATATATAGGTTCATCTTCATCGAAGCATTCATCAAATACAGTATTAATACCAAAATTGATTAAATCCTTTCCGCAGCCTGATTCACCAATTATTAGAGATTGGATATTCATACGGTCACCAATTTCTGACCTGTATATTCCTGCACCACCGTGAGCTACCGTCATTCTTGCTACTACATTAGCCACCATCAAATTTGGTATCCAATGTAATTCGTACAAAGCCCTCACCAATTCCCCGAATTTATTATCAGGGGCAAGAACTTCTTCATCCATGAGCTTAACTGTTTCAATTTCAGCATCTTCTTTCTCTTCAGCAATATCAACTTTGCGTTCAAGTAAGATTCTATCAAAAGCCCCATCTATATACTCATGGATGTTTTCGTCAGAGTTGCCTCTGGATTCTCTAATTTCATCAGGTAATTGAGAAAGCTTGCCTTTTATGATATAGAATACAGCATCCTTTTCCTGTACCTTATTCATATAATGTAGTGCTAACCCACGAAAATACCTGCGATGTACAGTTCCATCCAATACATCAGAAGGAAGGTCAGCACTTTCATATTCATAACCAGAATACTCAAAAGTTGTTAATTGTCTTATTTCTTCTGGTGTGTACTTGGGTAGCAATATCTGCTCAAAATCACCTTTTATGAATCCATGGCGCTTCTTTATGAAGTCTTTGTCTCCTTTTCGTATGATTGGAGGTGCTGTGTAAATTGGTTGGCTGCAAGTGAATACTGAAGTATCTGTGCCGAGTGTCGACGCATAGGCTTTTCTTTCTTGGAGCGATGTGAGCTTTGAACATTCAAAGTATAGTCTGATTCTTGCATTATCTGATCCTAGTTTTTGAGAGCTTGTTATTTGCCAAGTGACATCACAAGCTATTTTATTGGACGAGAGCCAATTCTTTATGAATGACTCAGGTTTATTTGGATTCCATCCCTTGATAACTACGTCATCTAAATCAAGAGCTACAACTTTACCCATAGAATCACGGATTGTAGCAGGGTCATCTACTTTGTCTTTCTTAATACGTCTGATTGGCTTCTTCTCATAAACTTGGGACTTACCATATTCTGTAAGTTCACCCAAAACTATGAAAGAATCTTCATCAGTTAATTGAACTGCCATCATTTCGTGAAAGTTATCATATTCATATTCATTTGCTACAAACGAATAACCAGCTTTATATGATTCTATCGTGTTGCCAGATTTATCAATTATCTTGGTTGGCTTCTTATCACTCTTATGCGGCGATAATATAAGCATTTTTGCCATGAAAAATTTCTCCAGTTTTTCAACGTTATTATGAGCCAAGTATTATACGATATAAAGGCGTCAATAGATATATGGTAGTTTGTATATATAATAAATGATCATTGATACAAAATATTTCCTAAATGCTTTACTTATCATTACCATAGTAATATAATACTTCCCTAGCTCGAACGAGCGCATATAATACCTGCTAAAAACTGGAGAGTTACAATGGCTAAAAAGACTGAGAAAGAACTGCTTCAACTTGTTGAAACCCAAATTGCTAATAAAAATGCCTATAATAAGGCCAAAGCAAAAGAATTAGAGTCAAGAGAGGCATTGCTATCTATATTACCAGAATCTGGCTCCAAGAAAACCATGATGGTTGGTAAGTATAAAATAACACTTTCCCCAAAAGTCAACGTGAGTTTGGACAAAGATGAAATAACCAAGACCAAAATTATTGACGATGTTGATTGGAGTGAGTTGGATGATGAATCCCTATCATTATTGTCTAGTGAAACTAAATTTGATTCAACAGGATACAAGAAACTAGTCAAAGATAATCCTGACACCTTTTATGACATAATGGATTATGTTACTGAATCAATTGGACAAGGAACTGTAACAATAAAGTTTCCCAAAGAGTAGAAAGTCCAAGTTCTGTGGAAGGCTTTTCTTCCCTCCAGTTTTGAAGTCGGAAGCAGAACTTGGCATTATTTTACGCTCAATTTGCGACTCCTATGGCAGGTTGGGCCTTTTTATTGAACTTGAATGTGAATGGAATAGATATGGCAACTTTAATAAATAACGTTGAGTTAGAGAGAATTGTGTCAAAGGTTCTTGAAGATGATATGAATAAGTGCTTGGATGAAACAGTTGCCAAAGTCATATCTGAATTACATGATAGAGTGAGGGTCAAGGTCGCAGCTAGAATGATAGCATTGTGTAGCTCTGATTACAACATGGAATATCTCAGAAATGAACTGAGAATAAGTGTGAAGATTAATTCAAAATAAGCAATAGATTATGAGTGATGACAAACTAGAGCCAATTGAGCAATTAAGATACTTTTGCTCTAATCATTTGCCTGCTGAAGCATGGTTAGATTCTGAAGATTACTTCGAGGCTGTGGTTGCAGAAATCAAACAACTAAAGAAAGAATTATCAGAATGCATTGAAATGTATGACGATGGTCAAATTAACTATCATGCTGATGATTTAGCTGATGATGTTCGTGATCTACTAACAAACAATAAGGAATAAAAGATGAATATGAAAGAAGCAACTGTTGATGATGAAGTGATTTCACACCCTGAGAATCAATGTTTTACTGCAGGCATTAATTTGCCAAAATGGGGCCATAAAATTGAAGTGCACAGTAGCAGCAGAGAAGGTGCTATTGCTGAGCGCGACCAAATTTTAAGCCTACTACAACAAGAACAAACTGTGAGAGATGAAGCGTTCAATCGTGGCTATGCTGCATGCAAGAATGCTATTATGGAGCTATTAAATGAAGCCTAAAAATATTGGTGGCATGAGAGTCCAAGAGCATGACCTTACATCAGAGAATCCGTATGAGGCATTGGGTGTTCCATCTGACAGCAATAGAAGCCAAATCAAAGTTGCCTTCCTCAAACTAAGCAAAATATATCATCCTGACGTTGGAGGGGCAGTTGCTGACTTCCAAAAAGTTCAATGGGCCTACAAGATATTATCCAATGAAGAATCAAGAAAGTTGTATGATGAAACTGGAAGCACTGCTGCTAAGCAAGAATTGAATATCCACGCTCTTATGGCAAAAATAATGGGTGAGCAGCTATCAAAAGAAGGGTTTGAAGGAAACATCATCCAGACAATTCTCCTACGTCTAGATAACGACCTAAGAACCTATAAAAATAATATAAGGGAAGCTAGCAGAGGCGTACAAACGCTTAATAGGCAGCGTGGCAGAGTGCGCAATGATGAAGAATACAACATATTTGATGGATATCTAGATGAACAGATTCAAGGTGCCAAAAAGCAAATAGCAGTATTTGAAAAGGCACTAGAAGAAATTCAAATGGCAATAGAAGGCTTCAAAAATTATGAAGATACAAGACCTACTCAAAACCATGGGAGATTCTCATGATTGTCCAAGATGTTATAATGCTCCAAGTCCAACCCACGGGAGACACTTGTGAGAGTGCTTGTATTGCGATGATCACGGGCAGACCTGTTTCTGATGTAATTGCTGAGTTCCATGATCATTATTGTAGAGGAACATTGGAGCCAATGCAGTTCTTTATTAGGCACAGCTATTACCCAAGACCTTGTAAGACAACTGAAAGATACCCAAAAATTGATAGAGTGTATATGGTAACTGTTCCCAGTCTTAACAATAGAGCTGTCAACCATTGCATAGTTTGGGATTGTAGAGATGATGTTAAAATCTTTGATCCTAATCAGGGTAGACCCAATATGAGGTATTATACACTAGACAATTATCTTTTGGATAATGATCCTCTTGCTTACCAGTTAAGAAGCTATTGCTTGGAGTTTGAATTCCAATGATTATTGATGATGAAATGGCCAATAAGCTGATGAAAATCTTTGGAGAAGATGAAACATTCAAGATAATTATTGGCGCGCTTGATGCTGCTATAGCAGACAGAGAATTGTCTTTCCCTATTAATCAAGTTCAGTTTCAACTGGAACTAACTAATAGAATTAGATTGGCAGTAATTGCACAAAATGAACGAGGTGAATCAGATGAACAGCATAGGGATGAAACGCAGACTATCATTCAGAGAGATTAGAGTTTTGGTTTTGATGGATGAAAATGTATTCTGCGTTGCCACTGCTGCTAAAGCAATGGGGGTGAATAGCAAGGCAATATATCAGTATATCACTTCAATTGAATCCAAAATGGAGTTTGTTGTATATGAAATGTATGCTCCCATAACTGGAAAGAGAAAGAAACGAAAATACACTGAAAAAGGCAAGATATTGGTACAATTTGCCTATGAGGTTGTAGACTTATGCAATCGTTTAGAGGTAGAATTGTATTATAGCGATGAGGGTCGTAAATGTATAGAATAGTAACTGGAAACCACAAAACTCTGACTCAAATTTCAACAGAAGTTGAGCATGGTGAAGATTGCTCTAATCTCATTGATAAGATGAAAGAGCTGATGATTGATAATTCTGGAATTGGATTAGCAGCTAATCAAGTTGATGTGGCCAAAAGAGTGATTGTTATGGTTTCTGGTAATACAGTTATTGAGCTCATTAATCCTGAGATTACCAGACAATATTTTGGTAAGTCCAAAGGGTTGGAAGGCTGCTTATCCTTCCCAAACAAATTAGCAAAGATGTATAGATGGAACAGAGTCAATGTAAAAGGCTTTGACCGTGATTGGAATTTGATAGAATTGAAGCTGAAAGGTCTAGCAGCTCGATGTGTACAACATGAAATAGACCATTTAAATGGCATAAATATTGCCTAATTGAACCTTGAACTATGAACTATGAACTGGAGAATACCATGCAAGAAGTAAACATTATAATGTCACAGAACCCTGCTTTCAACTTCGTTGGAGTTAGATTCCTTGAAAGAGAAGGTTGTTTGTCTCATAAGACATATTACTACAAAACAGTTGAGCAATTAGCTGAGGGTGATCAAGTAGTTGTTGCAGTTGGAGCAGATTTGCGTTTCAAAGTAGCAGAAGTTGTTGAAATTGATTGTATGTATAAGGTTGATGGGACTTTCAAGTATAAGTGGATTGTTCAAAAGATTGACTCGTCAACTTACGAAGATTGTTTGAAGGTTGAGCATGAAGTTTCTGAAGCACTTGTCAAAACTCGTATGAATAAGATTCGAGAAGAGATTGGCGAGCAAATTAAGGAAACAATTGGCAAGGCCAACTACAAAAATCTTGTTAAGTTGGTTGATTTCAGTGCCAAATAAGAACGACAATCGTCCAATCTGCACTTGTGGAGCATATTCTTTCCCTCACAAGATAGGAGGCAAGTGCGATGGCACTGCCTTCGCAGAGTATTATTGGGGCTGGGAAAGACAAGATTGCAAATATTGCAATTGTAATGTCAATGGACATTGTGAAGTTATTTCTGGCCAAGAATCAATTAAAGAGGCAGAGTGTTTCATAAATAATACAGATTATTATTTGAAGCTTTCGCCTGACTACTTTTAAAACTGGAGAATGTTATGGGTAAGATGAATTTGGATACAGGATTGGTCGAAGGAATTATGGCCATGAGCAAAGGCAATATTGGAGCGGCAAATGCACTGTCAGAGATGGCACAGGGCTGGCTAGAAGCAGACCCACAATCTGGTTTTGCATCATTCGCCCCTTTGTGGTTTCTGGACACTTTGGAAATTTATGGTGCTGATATACATGTGCTATGGAAGGATTGCTGCGAATGTAAAGTTGAAAGAGTGGTAATGTTGTCCAGAGCCATACAAATTGGCCTTATAGATTGCTACTCAGTTGTACAAGCATCTCATAGATACAATCACGGAAAGCCACAAACTTTTGATTGGGAAGTTTTGGCTGCTAAGCTAGTCAAGGAATTTCCAGATTTGAGAATAGTATGATTGAGCAGTACAACTTAACTCCTGCTGTTTACCAGAAGCTGATCAAAAAAGTTCCTCCCATAGAGCTAATAAGATTAACCTCAGTATTCAGCTATAACCAAGAGCCTGTTACCAAAGTTTGTCTGATGTTGATAGTTGATAAGTTTGGAGATTTCATAGATGAATTTGATGGCTCTTATGTCCATAATGTTTCAAAGGCAGTGTACGAATGTTTGTCTGCTGAAGAGCAAATGGAAATTTTGAGGTATATAAACCGTGAAGATTGATTTCAATAATCCTAGCCCACTTGTCATTTTCTTTGTTGTTATGTTTTTCATAATAGTGCTGATTGCAGGAAGCAAAAATAGAGTAATTGATCCATATGAAGCCTCTTGTGAAAAACATGGGCTAGAATATCAGAGCGGAAACATTCAAACTAAAACTAACAAAATAACAATTTACTGTAAGGAGTAAAGCATGAACGAGAATTTTTATTATTTGATAGCAGGAGTCTTATTGATTCTGATAGTATTTCATTTCTTGAAAGATAAGAAAGATACTTTGAGACCATCTAGACCGCATTTGCCTCCAATGGAGCCTCCATTTGGATATCCATTCAACTCAGTGCCAAATGATCCTGATCCAAACAATCCTGTATGGCAAACAGTTCTAACCTATACATTGGATGATGGCACTGTAATAGTAAGGGAAAGACGACATAGAGTTGATGGACATTTTGAGCACTTAAATGATAGGCATGAGTGGGTCTCTGGCCATTTATATGGCAAATATGATGGCTATGATCACTAATGGAGTGCTCTTGCGGCAGTCCTAAGTTTAGGACTAGTAAAGTTGATGGCATTAGTATACACTCTTGTAACTCTTGCGGCAGGAATTATGAGCGCTTTGTAGCTCCTGTCAAAAAATTTAAGCTAGTTGGTTTGGATGCTAATGGTAAGCAGATATTCAAACTAGCTTAAGTAGTGTACTGCACTTAAAACAAACTTTGAACTTAATGAATGTGAATCTTGAAGGAGATTGAAATGGGAATTAAAATAACATCTGTGGATGAGGCAATTGGGTCGAATGGACTCAAAATCCTAGTCCACGGTCCAGCTGGGTCAGGAAAAACTGTGCTCAGTGCAACAACAGGAGAGCCAACGCTGATTATTTCAGCAGAAGCAGGCCTCTTGTCTATACAGGGTGCACCTAGTTATATACAAACTACTGTTGTAAATTCTGTGGATGATGTGGATGAAGTGCATAAATATTTAAGCACTCAAAAA